TGTACTGCCTTCTGGTATCATGTTTGGATTTGATTTCCATTTCTCAAGAGCTTCACTTCCGATAGCACCCATATATGGTGGTGGAGTGCCTGCCATAACTAAACTGTCAAAAACACGTGGATCTGTCGCTAACAATGAAATTGAGGCAACTTTAAGGCCGCTTGCATATAATTGGCGGGAAAGCTTCAAAAGCTGACACAGCTCATCGTCCACAACTACGCCTGTAGCGAGACCAAGTATGTTGGTTTGAATTGCACCTGACGTTGCTACCTTACAAATGTCAGAATTGTTTACAACAACACTTGGAGCATTTGCCGTAGGTACAGATTTATCCGTAACCACGGTGCTAGACACAGTATTTGTGTCTGCACCGTTCGCACTAGTTATTGCACTAACAACTAATATAAAAGTTAAAACTACAAAAAGTGTTTTCACTAATAAGTTGTATAAATTTTTAACAATTCTAAAACTATAGTAGCTGTATCATCATTTGTTACTGAAAGAAATTTAATATCTAATCCTCCAGTTGCTCCACCTGTTCCAGGTGTTAAAGGATTTGTTAATCCTCCAATAGCACTAAAATCTTTTGAATCAGCATAATTACAAGTTATAGCTTGTGAATTAGAAGTTGCTTTCCATTCCACTAAAAGTGGTTTGGTAACAGCAGTGTTATTAACACTCCACCATAATTTATTAATAGTAAGGTTGGTACAAACATCACCACTGTTAGCAGTGGCTCCTGTAGCAAATCCTTTAGAATTATTCAAATTAGCCGGCACAATTGTAAAAGTTTCAGCTGTAGTAGCAGCTATCTTAAAATTTATTGTGAAAATAGCTTTTCTAGTTCCGTCAAATTGTTTTGTGACTACTTGCGTCATATTTTTCTCCTGTTAAGGGTGAGGTCATTACACCTCACCCAGAGTTTATTTATGCTAAGTTATTGTTTTGAACATAAAGTATAGTTACTGTAGCAACACCTGTTGTGCCATTACCAGTGCCTGCTGTGTAAGTTGCAGTCACACTCACATCACTTGTACCAACATCATTAGCCGCTGAAGTTGTACCTCCAGTGTGTGTTACACCTAATGCTTTAACGTTTGTGTCTGACATAAAAGCGTTTGGATCGGCTACTGTGCCGATTTGCACTACGCCAGTACCACCGTCATTAGATACAGTTGTAACATTCAAAATAGCATCTACTATTTGTGAATTTGCCGGTATGATACCAATTGTTGTTGTATTTGTAGCACCAATAATATCAATTACTGCTGATTGAGACATTAATACAAACCCTGTATTAACACTTGCTCCTTCTCTTACAGTTCCAGCTTTTACTGGTCCCGAAAATGTAGTTGTACCCATGTCAACCTCCTTATAGTTGTCTTGTTAAGTCTTGAGTATATTGTATTTTAAAACAAAAAAGGCGCTCTTACAAGCGCCTTTTTCACCTAAGAAAGATTAGTTAAATTTTAAGAACCTTGAGATGCATAAACACATCTAGGATCAGAGAAACCAAAGCTATATCTTTCACGAGCTTTGTATCTCATATTTCCAGTGTCAAAATCACCTTCCATAGCAGTTGTAATTGGTGTTCTTACAAAATGCTTGAAGCCGTTTGGACAATCGGTTTTAATAAAGAATGCATCAGTATCAGTTAAATAATGATTTACACTGTATCCTTGAGGAATATATCCTGATTGATTGAATACGTTGATATCATTATCAGCTGTACCTACTCTACCACTTGAATTCATTAATCTATCAGCTACAAATTGTAAAGCTGAAGGAATAATCATTTTCATTGGTTTCAATGCAATTTTCAAACCTCTTTCATCAATAAAAGCGGCAACATCAATAACTGCTTGTTCAAGAGAAGTCTCGTTCAAGTCAGCATCTGTAGCACTTCTATTAGAGAAGTTTCCACCTGTTAAAGTTGGGTGAGCAGTAGAAGCTAAAGAAACTCCGTCTCCACCAAAATCAGCAGCGTTTGCAGAAAATGCATTGTTAAGAATATTAGCACCCTTAACTTGTTTAGTATTAGCCATCGAACGAGCTAGAGCTTTTGTATATCTAGCACTGACTCTGTCGTAAAGGTTATCCTCTACAGCTTCTTCAGTGATAGCAAAAGCAAGAGCAATAGTTTCGTTAGTGTATCTCGCAGTGAAAGATTCTTGTGCAGTATCATAATTGATTGCCGCACCTTCGTTTTTCACAGGAGCACCAGCGAACCCACCTAACATTACTTCTTCTTCAAAAGCTCTGTCTGAACTTTCTTGGTCGAAGATTTCTGCTGCTTCGTTCTCATAGCGTTTGTATTCTAAGCCAAAGAGAGCATTTAAACCCGGCTCTAATTCTTTGGCTAACTGGGATCTAGAAATAGCCATATATTATATCCCCGCTAAGTTAGTGTAAGCATGATCGTTAATTCTAACAACCAAGTCTACGTTTGTTTCACCAGCAGTATTGTTAGGAGCTTGAACTATTCCTATAACTCTTAACTGCTCATCAGCAGCTCCAAGTCCAGAAAAGTCAAGTTCCATAGAACTCATACCGTTAGTCGTGTTACCATTTGCGTTACCTACCATAGGTGCATTGGCTCCTACCGATGTTTGATCGGCAGCACCGTCCGCTTGAACGATGAATAGTTGATCTGGATCATCATAAACTTTAATTTCCGCAGCTACTGTACCTTGTGTTACAGTTCCCGCTGGCCAATAGTTCTTCCAAATTGGTTTCCCTGTTGAATCAGTGTAGTTTACACCACCACAAACTCCTACAATTTTTGCAGAGTTTGATTTAGCGTCTACTGCTATTTCAATAGTTCCATCAGCTTTTAGTTGAACGGCTGTACCATTAAAGATGTTTGATGCGTAACCAGAAGCAACTTTATAAGTAGAGAAACCAGCTGTTTCATACTTGTTACCAAGCATTTTAACAGGAACTAGTCCTCTAGGCGCATCTACATTTGCCATAATTTACTCCTTTTCTAGAAGCATCACAATCCCGACCAATTCAGAATTACTGATTGCCTCCAAATGTTACTTTTGAGCTCCTATTACTTGACATAGGCATGCTCGGGTGCTCGTCTTTTAGAACCTCATTGTCTATAGCTTCTTGTACTTCTTTAGACTTTTTCTGGAAATATTCATTTCTAGATTTAGCCATTTCAAGAGGAATTTTAGCTAATAGCAAACCTCCAACTCCTATGGTGCCCTTGTACTTACCTTCTGACATAGCAGGATATTTCATTTTATCTTCTGCTGAAAGTTCATCTTCTCGAACCAGTTCATACCCTTCTCTCAATCTTGATGTAATATTTTTATCATCAGGTTGACCTTGAAGAGACTCCCTAATCCAACGATATTTGAACCCTTCCGGTGGTGCAGGTGCATCTAGTTGTCTCGGTGGGGACCAGACCGTTTTACGAGCTTGTAAGTCCCTAGTTTCAGCGTGTCGAGTAGTTTTTTTTAGTTTTACGTTATCCATATTTTACTCCTTCACGAATTTTGCGTATTCATCTAATGGCACACCTAGCTTTTTAGCTATGGCTACTTGTGATGGTGTGAGTTTCACAGTACGGCGCCCAGTTTTACCTCCAGTTCGAGCATTTGTAGTGCCAGCAACAGTCTGAGCGACTCTATTACTAACTGCACTCGATCTGGAATTCGTTGTTCCTACTTTATCAGGAAAATAGGTTGAAAGTCTATTATTAATTTCAGTGTAGTATTCATCTGATTCAGGATTAACTCCTTCATTTACTAAATTAGTATGAATGCCCCATGTAGCAAATGTCATTACTTCATCTTTACCATCTCCTTGACCGAACCATGGATTGTCTTTAGCCCATGCTTGAGCTTTTGCACTTGGTTGAGATCTTGGTTGAGTAGGAGGTTTAACCTGCTGTGTAAACTCAGTTGGAGCTTGTTCAGGAACCTTTGTTTCAGATTCAGTAGACTTTGCTTTATTTTTTAAAGCTAATACTCTTTGTTTTTGAACAGAATTATCAGATAAAGCTGCTTGTATTTCTGCAACTTTTTCAAAATCTTGATTTTGATGAGCTGATGCTAAATCTCTTTTAAGATTTACTTCTGTAACATCTACTTTTTGAGCAACTTCTTCAATATAGCTATCGTCTAATGAACTTACTTTTTTTTCTAATTCATCATTTCTTTTTTTAGCGTTTTCTGCAAATTGTAAAGCGGCTTCTTTTTGACGTTCTTCTTCACGCCATTTTTTTGTTAAATCATTTATTCTTTTTTTAACTCCAGAAGAATATTCTTCATGTTCAGAATTTTCTTGTGTATTTGTTTCTACAGGAGTTTCTTGTGTTGCTTCATCAACAACGTCTTTTAATTCTATATCTATTGATTCTCCTGTATCTTCAATAGGTATTGTTTTTTCTTCACTTAGTGCTGGTTGTGCTTCTGGCATGACTATCTCCTCATGTTAGTTTGTTAGCGGTGATAAAACGTATTCAGGATCTTTAACAACTGCCATAACTTCGTCGTCATTAAGTAATCTGAGTTCTCCACCGTCGATTTTAATTCTTGCTCCGGCATATCTACCGAAGAGTATCCAATCTTTCTCTTTACACCAAGGACCTGTAGGAAACTTTCCATCATCCTTATAGCATAAATCACCCATCTTCATTACCAATCCTACATTGGTTGACCATTGGCTTTCTTCAACAGTTTTATCTGTTAAAATAATTCCACCTTTACTTTTATCTTTTAATTTAAAAGGCATTACCAATAATCTCCAACCACTGGGATTAGGTAGCTTTGAATGTTCGGGTTTTTTCTCTTTTTCTTTTATCTCTTTATTTTTTTTCTCTAAGGCAAAAACTTTTGTAGGTATTACATTAGTTTTAGTCATCATCTAGCTCCTGTTTTTTTAGCAGGTTCGTGAGTTCCTGATTTATTTTGTTCCAAGCGTGAAGTTGTCCTAACACATACTTATATGTGGTAAGTTCCTTTACATCTCCTGTTATAACTTGAGTTAGTTGGTCTTGTCTAGTGTTTATTTCTTTTCTTAATCTTTCAACTAAGACAATTACTTGATCAGGCAATTTGACTCCTTTTGTATTTTTTCATAACGGTATTGTTACTCAATCCTCCATTTTTAAATCGAGGAAAATTATCAGAAACAGGAATAGGTTTAATTTTTCCTGGTTTAATCTTTAATCCTTTAGGATCAGGGCCTCTTAGTGGAGGAGGACCAAATCTTTTCCCTGGTAATTTCATATTTCAACTGTAGCCATTAAATCACTTAAGGCTTTTGCTCTATTAGGGGTTTGTTTATTCCAACGACTGTCAAGCATCTCAATGCTTGCATTTTTAAATTGTTTCATTTTAACAAAGTCAAAAGTTTTTTTAAATTTAGAGACCCCTCCAGGGCCAAGTTGAAATATCATTTCGGTATATATATCTTTTAATAATTCAGGTGGATCATAACTTAAATCACACATAAACATGTTTTCGCACAATAGTTGTGCATGTTCTAAATCTTGGTGAAATAGTTTTTCTAATTCTTCTCTAGAATATTCTACTCCTTCTTCAAAATGATCATGCTCAGTTACCTTATGGCCAAAACCAATAGTAGCAAACCCGAGAGTATCTTTATAAATAGTATTAACGAAACCTTCGTGTTCCATTACTCTTTCAGCTAGTGTACTCATATTAACAATTCCATTTCCTTAGTGATTTATTAATCCTAGAATTAGGATCTTTTGCTGTTTTAGAACTAGTTCTTCTTTTTTTCATACCTTCCATCCTTGCACAGAATGACTTACGTCTCTTAGCAGCTTTTGAACCTTTTTTCAACTTTGATGGTTTTGTTGTAACTGCTGTTTTTAATTTAGAACCAGGATTAGCTTTTCTATAAGAAGCTACACCTTTTTTATTTAGTCCTCCTGACTCACTTTTGCCTTCTTTTCGTTGCCAAGCAGGACTAGCCATATGTAGTTTCTTTTCTTCTATCCTCCATTACCATTCCGCATCCATTAGCTACTCCTTTTGGATTTTTAGAACTTTTTCTAACTTGAGATAAATTTTTACCGTCTTTAGCTTGTATTTTATTACCGTGTTTTTTAGCAAAACTTTTAGCCACTTCAGGCTCATTAGCATATAAATATGCTCGTTGCTTTGCTGACTTAAAAGGCATTATGGTGTTTTAGCTGTTTTTGCTGCTCTTGTAAAATTTGCTGATGTAGGGGCACCTTTAGCTCCAGGTTTTCTCATTGATTCTCCTGAACCTGCTTTTATTCTTGCTCTTTTAGCATGAATGTTTGCGTATAAACCATCTTTAGCTTTTATAACTTTACCATTTTTAAAACCTATTTTTTTAGCCACTTCAGGATTACTTTTTTTTAAAGCTTTCATTCCTGCGTTCATTTTTTTCTTTTTTATCATTTTACTTTCCTTTTTTAATTAAACCCATTGCACCTTTTCCAGCCTTAATACCAAAGCTTGCTGAGCAGGCTATGTATAATAAATGTTTATAATAATCCGGAAGTGACTGCAATGCGACAAACCCCGCTTCTATATGCTGTGTCATTCCAGGAAAAAATACGAGCGTCGCAGGAGCCAAAAGACAAATTAAAATTAGCTCATCTTTCCACGAGCCTTTCATTTGGTCAACGGCTGTTGTTTCCCATTTTACTTTTCCAGCAATTTGATCTTGTTTTAATTTAGTAGCCGCTTTAACTTCTGTTACTTTTAATTCTGCTTTTGCCTTTTTAGTTTCGACGAAGCCACGGACCGTATCCGCAGCAACGCCGAGTAAAGGTTTTGCTAAGAGTTGCCAGACCATAGTCTAGGCAGCTCCACCTGTCATCCAACTGATGACCCAAAGAACTATTATAGCTACGATAGCAGCTTTTATCCAGTCCTTCATTTTCCATTCTGACCATTCTTTGACATGGTCCCATAGATCTTTTATTAAATTCATATAACCTCCTTAGTTAATGAATAGTTAAATCGAAGTCCGCTTCGAATTCAACAGTATTTTCTAGCTCATGTTCACAATTATTGCAATCACAACTAGAACAACTGCCTCCGTTGGTATGATGACAAGAATGTCCACAATGTTCGCACAAATTATCCAAAAAACTTAATACCTTTGGTTGCTGCCCCTACTCCACGCATAGTTTGAGTTGGTTTTTTAACATTTGTATCTGCATCTATACCATCTACTGAAGGTCCGGGTTTAACTTTAAACTCACCACCATCTCCGTAGCTCATTTTAGGCATTCCACCGCCCATGTAGCCCATTCCGCCCATTTGCATCATGCCACCACCCATATACTTCTTTTTTTTCTTATTTTTTTTCATATTTTCCTTAATGTAACGTTGGTTTTATCAAATTAATTTGAAAAACATCCTGAAGTTGATTTTCAAAAACAGTTTCTGCTATTGGTCCCTCTAAAGCATGATCTATATAGATTGCTTTAACAACTGATAACATAGCTGCCGCCATAATTAACTTATCTTCACTTGTTTTTGCGTATTGCTCTACATGTGATGCAAAATCATTTATGCCTCGACTTAATTTATCATCATTTTCAGAATATGACATTAATTTTTTCTCATTTTTGCTAATTGCTGCTGATTTTGTATTCTCATTTCTGCTATACCTAAGTTTTGATCAAGTTTTGCTTGATCTATTTGTGCTTTTTGCGCTAATTTAGCTGTATCGAGAACACTTCTACCTTCATCGTACTGTGCTTTTCTCATAGCATCTTGTTCTTTTATATCTAATTCACGATTTTTAAGTTCTACAAGAGGGTCTTGACCACTTCCTTCTAAATATTCTTGTTCTTCTGCTACAATTTCTTCAGTTATCTGTGCTTCCATTTCTGCAATTTGTGATTCTAGCATAACTGTTAATTGTTTTTGAACTTCAGGAGGCATTTGATCTCCATATTGTTGTGCAACTTTTTCTAACATTTCTTTGTTTTGTTCCATAACCATTTGTCTTGCTAAAAATCCTATGTGTTGAGAAATATGTGCTTGAAGAGAAGCCATTGCAAGCATGCTTGAACGAACTAAACTAGATGACATAAATGCCCTATGTGCTTTTATATGAGCAGAATGATTTTGCTCTGGATATGCTTGTAACTCTTGGGCTTTTAAAGCATCAGAATTTTCTATAGCTGGATCTTTAGGAGCAGGTTTAGGAGGTGGTTTTAATATTGCTTGAATATTTTGAACTCCTAATGCTTGATACATTCTTCTGTAGGCTTCATATATATTATGTATTTGAGGATTAGTTTGTGATAATTGTAATTGTGCTTGAGCTAACTCAATACGTTGAGACATAGAAAATATACTTGGATCACTTACTGGAATAATATCTACTCTTTCATCAAAATCTTGTTGTTTAATCATTTTATTTCCACCCACTACATTGTAAGGATACTCAGGTGGTAAGTACGTTTGAAATACTTTTGCTAATAATTTAAATTCTATTCTTTGAGCATAATGCATTCTTTTATGTATAGCGCTCATAACCTTAGTGCCTTGCTCAATCATAGCCATTGTAGTTCCTACAGGATTAGCTTGATTAGAATCTCCTACTTTAGCATCAGCTACAGCAGCAAATCTTTTTCCTGCATCTACACAAAAACCAAGTAACATAAATAATGTTTGACTAGGTTCTTTGTAAGGTAATGGAAGTAGTCCGGCTCGTAAATCACCAGATGGTGCATCTACATCCCTGAATTCTCCTGGTTGGATGGGGTTATCATCGTCTGCAACTCGCAACCCTCTCGCTTTAAATCCTGCAGGGAGATTGGACAACGTACCAGCATCAATGAGTTGACGGAGAGCGGACGTAGCTGTCCTGGAGAGACCCCCGAGCATGTGGATAAGACCAAAGCCATAAAAGCCAAGACCAGGCAAGAACTTATAATGTACAAAATATTGAATTTTTTTTCTAAGCGGATCATTTTCTTTGTAGTTTCTATATATTGATAATACTTTTCCAGATCCTTCGTCTATAGTAATAATATATGGAACTCTTATACCGGTTGCTGCTCCTGTTGTAACGTCTCTATCTTCAAACCCTGGTATGTTTAAATCACAATGTATTTCAAATAATGTGTATTCATTATCATCTTCTTCTCCATAAGTAGTAGAACTTACTCCAGATACATTTTGATATTCTTCTTGAATTGCATTTGTTCCTGTTAATGATGGTCTAATTTCTACATCTCTGTAAAAACCAGATACTTGATTTTTTCTAACGTCATTATATGTTTGTTTTACAATATGTGTAATTCTTGGAGATGATGCTAAATCTGTTGCATAAAAAGGAACAATTAAATCTTCACATGGAATAAAAGAAGCTTTAGCTCTTTGTTCTTGACCATCAAAATAAACTTTTTTAAATGCCGATCCTGCTAATCCTAAATTAAATAATAATTGATCCATTTCAGGATCATATTCTTCCATAACATTTGTGATTTGATAATTCATAAAATCTTTAACTCTTTGAGCTTGATCTTCTGAATCAATTGTATGGTCTCCTACAATGTTACATTTTACAGGACCTCCTGGAGGTAGTAACTCTTTATAGGCTTGTGCTTGAAACTGTGTCGCTGATTCAGCGAGTAATGGATGAGTAACTCCACTAGCTCCTTGAAAAGGTCTAGCTCGTTCTTCATATTTAAATCCTAATAGTTTTATTCCGTCGACATATGATCTTTCCCAATCTTGTCTAGAGGATTTATCCATTTCATAATCTCCTCTAAGATTATCTGATATTTTTTCTGATTCATCATCAGATATAAATTCTGCTAAATTAGCTCCAAATGGTATTTCTTCTGATTCAGGTTGTTCTTCTACAAATCCTTCTTCTTCTATTTGTATTTCTATATCAGGAGATCCTTCTTCATTAACAGGTAATATACCTGCCATTTTATCAACTTCTATTTCTTCTGATGTTGTATTGGGTAATGCTTTATCTATGGCCACTAAACTGCTACTCCTAATATGTCTACTTCAGCTAATGCTGAATATTTGTTAATGTTGGTTTTACCACCTTCTTTATACTCTCTGAAACCCAATTTTGCTAGAAGTTTTCTTTCAAAGCCTTTGAGTTGTCTAAGGTCTATAACAATTCCAGGTTTTATTGCAGCCTTGTTACCAGGTATATTACCATAAGAAAAAGGTTTGAGAGGATTATCTTTATCTAAACCTTTTTTGTAAAAGTTGGGGTCATCTAATTTAAAATCTTGTTTAACATTATTTATTTTATAATTAAAATCTCGGTGTGTTTTAGAATTTTTAGGCCATGAAATCCACATATCAACATCATCTCCCGATTTAACAGAAAAAGGTTGTGAATTAATTCCTAAACTTTCTAATCTTTTTGTATAATCTTCTAGTAATGAATTAGCTGCTCGTAAAGAATTCTTACGATATATATTATTAAAAGCTGATGCTAAATTAATTCCACTTCCTTGTTCATATCCCATAACAGCTTCTGGTAAAGGAATAGCAACAAAATCTTTTCCTCCTTGTATAGCAAGTTCAATTTCTCTTTTTAGTATTTCTTTAATCATATCTTCTTGTTGTCTAAAAGGTATGTCAGGCATTCCTGTTTCTTGAGTAGGAGTTCCTGAAAATTCTGAGTTAATTCTATCTTCTTCTTTTTTAATTTTAGCAAAAGCTTTATTGCCTTGTTGTTGCATAAAGTTTTCCATGTTTCCAAAGTCAGATAATATTTTTTCTTTTACTTGTAATAAGTTTGGATCGTTATCTGGAACACTATTTACTCGTTGCATCAAAGCCTGTTGATTCTGAGGTAGATTGTAATCAGTAGCATCATCTACATCGGACTTAATTAATAACTTTTTAAGTTCGCTATTAAATATTCTATTTTGTTGTGATTTTAGAGTGTTTAATTGTGTTGTTAATGCAGCTGCCTGTTCTCCAGACACTTCTGCTTTAAATACAGGTCGATCACTTTTTGCTATTTGTTTTAAAACATCAAATTGCATCTCATCAAGAAAGGTTCCAGTCTGTCCATCTAAAGTTGTTCTGTCGGTTTTTCTTACATGAGCTAACTCATTTTTTTGACCCATATGAGAACTTGTTACATCGTTAGTATCTTTTTGTCCTTTTAATGGATTGTAAGTGTAGACATCTGTTTTATGTGTTTTTTGTGCAGCATCACCTGGTAATGTAATAGTAGCGTGATTGTTTGTAGTTCCATAGTCTCTTCTTAAATTTTTTAAATTAGTTAAGAAAGTACGAACACCAGCTCCTGTTTGTGTTTTAGGTAATATATCTTGTGCTGCTTGAAAAACATTTAATGCAAAATTATCTGCGTTAACGTTGTTCATCATTGGAGTCCATGCATTTCCTCCTGTATCTTTTTCTACTCTTTTAACAATGTTAGCTAAAGTAAGATCAATCTTATCATTAAGTAAAGCGTCTTGTGCATCACTTAATCTTCCTCCATTGTTTTCTAAAACTTTTAAATAATAATTACCAAAACGATTTGTTGTTTCTAAAATAAAACTTTGTGTAGCTTTAGGAAGAGATCCTCGATACATACTAGCACTTCCCATCCAACTAGAACTACTATTAACATTTAAAAAATCATTGTATTGATTTCTAATAGTGTCAAACTCAGGGATAAGATCAAGTTCAGATGTATTACCCATACGAATAGGTTTTGTATTTATCTGTGTTCCTTTTTCTGCACGCAATTTAACTAATTGTTCTGTTGTTAGTTTGTTATTTTTATTAACAAACAAGGTGTAACCAAATCCACCTTTATCTAATTCTTTTGTATGACCTCTATTTTTTAATTCACCAATCCATTGTGCTCCTGTTTTACTTTCTGTAGGTGCATAGTTCTCTACTATATCTTCAAACATTAAAGAGTAACGAGAAAAGTCTCCTGTTTTTTCTGCTTGGATGCGTGGATTTTTTTCAATAATAGGAAGATTATCTACAGGAGTAGTGCTTTCTGGATAATTTTTATTTAAATATAAATTTGCATCTTTTTTTGTTTTAAAAACTTTAACACTTCCATCAGGTTCTTGTATTTTCCAAGGATAAGATAATTTACTTTGTTTGGATTTGTAATCTGTTTTACCTTTCCATTTGCCTGCATTAATTTGTTTCATTACATCAGTAGCTTCATTAATAGAATTAAACGAACCTATTAATTCTTCTCCATCATACAACTCTAGTTTTTTAGTATTAGGATTAAGACGAGAAGTAAAACCAAGACCAACCTGTTTAGGTTTACCCAGTGGCTGTACAATAACTGTTTCCACAGATTCTGCTGTAGTAACTGGAGCAGGTTTTTCTGTTTTCTTTAAATCATCTTTTACTTTTTTAACATTGTTTATAGCTTTAATTTTACCGGCGTTTGACACCGGTCCGCCCGCTACAGGCATTGCTAACATCGTATTTAATTCTGCTTGTAATTTATTTGCTTTATCTTCCTCAACTCCAAACACACCTTCCGCCGTATCTGCTGCAAATGCGCCAGGGAGCCTGAATGCGGTATCAAGAATATCAAATGCTTTTTCTCCGTAAGGTGCGATTGTATTCCAAATCCCTCTTGATAGAGGGTCAAGATTTTTTAAGATAGGTAAATTTTCTGCTGCGTATTCATTACCAAATCCTGAACTAACACCAGTCAGCATTTTACCATTCCATAATGTACCAAGAGTCCTGAGAGATCCTACTTTATCCCCGACCCCCTCTTCAATAAATCCTTGAATTGCTTCTACTGAATTAGTAGGATTACCTTCAGCAAACTTACCACCTTCTTGGAAAGGAGATATCAATGTATCTTTTGTTACCGAAGGATCTAATAAATAATTTAATAATTCTTTCATGTCCGCTTTAGTTTCTAAATTTTTACCTAAAGTTAAATTAAATGTATTTTTGTTTTTTCCAGATAAAGCTATAGCTTTTGGATTATATATTGAATAAGAACTTTGGGCTTTTACATTTTTTAAACCGTCATCAATTTTATTTAATATATTTGTTATTGAATCCGCATTTTTAGATTTGTTTCCTATTTCTAAAAACTCAGTAAATTGTCTAGGACTTGTAGAAACTCCTTCACCCAGATTCATTGTCATATTATCAAAAGGATCGACTCTTCTTGTAGCTGTTTTATATCCTTGAGTAGTAAGAGGCCTGTTTGCATATGACAGAGGTTTTCCAGTCATAACATTTTCTGCTAGGTCATCAAAAAATACTTGTACTTTTCTATTAACAAAACTTGGTGACAAATATAAATATTCAGGATTACCTGCTTTATCTAATAACTCACTAGCAGGATTCATTCTTGCTGTTTGACTAACAGGAAATTTGTGAGCGAAATCTATAACACCGGATCCTACATCATCTCCATACTTAGTATACACTTCAATTAAATCATCTGCATAACTTTCCAACATATCATCTCTATATTGAAACAAGTCATCCATTTGCTTAGAATATTTTCTTATAGAATCATTAAATGTATCCATTACTTCTTGATGCTTAGGATGTTTTTTGTTTCTAATTATTTCGTCTAATTTTGCAGACCCTCCATGTTTGTTAACTAATCCTTTATAAGTAAATTGATAAACTTTAGCTGCTCCCGAAGGTGTAGTTTTACCAATGCCAGGAAGTTCTGAAACTTTTTTAGAAGTTTGTCTTGTTGTTTTTATTCCTGGAAAAACATTTGGAAAAGTAGTTTTCCAATTTTCTGCTTGTTTAATTTCTTTTGATAAATTTTTTACTAAAGGAGTTTTTTCTTTTTTAATAGCACTAGCTAATGCAGTAGTATCAGCTTTGTAATTAGCTCTTAATCCAATTTCAAAATCAGCTAAGTCATCTATTTCATTAGCCATCTTTAATTGTTCAGGGTTCAGGGTTGATTTATCCATACCTCTGGTATGTGTTACTCCCATCTTAGATAACTGATTTTTTATTCTACTCGCTGCAGAAAGAATTTGTTTAGAAGCATCCTCTCCTAAGGCTCTTAATTGACTTACTCCTAATTCTGCATTTTTGCTAATTCCTCCTCCAGTTAAAATATCAGCACCTTGAATAACGTAACTAATTTTCTTTTTTGGATTAAATATAAAATTACCAAGCTTATTGGTTATGTTCGTAACACTTTTATTAAATTTAGAATTAAGATAACTATCAATCTTAGCATTGCCAGTTTTGTATATATCTTGAGTATTACCAATTTTAGATATTTTTTTATCATTAACATCTGATCTATCGACAGGGGAATCTAAAATACCTGAATCAAATTGTGGTACACCTGATAAATCAACCATTAATAATATCTCTCCTCACCTGCATAATCAGGTATTCGTGGTTCTTCCCAATAATCATCAGGTAATGTAACAAAATTTCCTTGGCGAAAACGTAACACAGCTTGTGTTGTTGAGTCAACATAATCATCGTTGTCACCAAAGGGAAAGGCAGCACATTCCTCAATGACTTCTTGCGCCCACCGCTCATCAGGAACCCATACCTGACCAGCTTCAAATACCGGTGCTACAGCGTTTACTCGTACATGCTTATCATTTCCTTTACTTGGTGTAAAGTTCGTAACTGGAATTCCGATCTGTCTTAGTTCATGGGTCAGGGGCAATCCACTCGCTTTAGCTTCAATAATAATTGTCTCAGGCTCATACTCTTTATACTTAGCCAAGGCCTTACGTTTTAGTTCTGGAAAATCCCATCTACCTTTAACGGCATCAAGTAAAATCAAATACACTTTACCATCAGCTTCTGAGGTAAACACCCCCCACGTTGTAATGGCACTGTAGTCAGCAGTTTCTTTTTTTGAGTACGCCGTATCATAACTTTGTATAATATGTTGAATATTATTAGGAGGAGTTTTAGATTCCCACTTCATCCACCATTCTCTTTTAATAATAGATCCTTCTTCAGAGGTCGGTTGTTGCTGCCACTGTGCTTGCCACTTTTGTTCATTCAATGATGCTTTAACGGAGAGCAATTCATCCTTCTTCCAATATTCAGGCCAACAAGGTTTTCCTGAATTAGGAAAGATTGCAGGGAATTCTATTAGATCCCATTGATCTGCTTTAACTTCTTTTTGAGCTCCTACTAATCTACCTGTCAAATCTTTGGTAGACCATCTTGTCATGACAATAACAATGATACCACCGGGCTGAAGTCTTTGTCGTGGTCCTGAGGTGTACCACTCGTAGGCATTATCAAACGCCGTTTCTGATAAAGCATCTTGCTCGGAATGAGGATCATCAATAATGAGAAGATCTGCACCACGACCGGTGATAGCTCCACCTACCCCTGTTGCGAAATACTCTCCACCTTTATTGGTCTCCCATCTTCCTGCTGCTTTACTATCGGCTGATAGTTCGACATCTTTGAATACTCGTTTGTAATCTTCGTGATCCATCAGGTTTCTTACTTTTCTTCCAAAGCGGAAGGCCAGTTCGCCGGTGTGCGTTGCTTGTATGATCTTGGTTTTTGGTGCATGGCCCATGATCCATGCTGGAAGTAAATAGGATGCAAACTCAGACTTCGTGTGCCTTGGAGGCATGTTCACGATCAAACGTTTCAGTTTCTTATCTTTCAGTTGCTGAAATTTTTCTGCAATTTTTTTATGATGGTATCCTGAAATAAACTCTGGCCATACTGCTTTAACAAAGTCCAAAAAATTTTCTTTTGCTTTAGCAGATGTATCTAATTCTTTTTGTCGAAGCTGTAACTTCAAAATTAGATCTTTAGCTTCTTCAGGACTTGTGGTGTCAAAATCCAAAGACATTCCTAGTATGTACAATTTTTTTTAAAATTTTTCAACCAACTTGTTTTTCTGAAGTTGTGGGGGGAGTCCCTGACTGTGCAAAACAGTGATGCAAGGGGAGGCTATATGATAAGAGGGGGGAACGGGGCAGACTCAGGAGATTTTTCTGGGCGTGGTCGCCAAAAAATTTAACTAACTTTAATAATAGAAAAAGCCCAACGATTGTTGGGCTGTGGGTAAATTGTAATGTGTATTTAATTTATTGGATCGGTGTTGTTGCAACAAACCAAAACCATAATAAGAAAAGAAGCAAGGCACTAGTGAGTAGTGCCTTACATAAATAAATAATATACTTCATTGTTCTCTAGACAATCCGAAGTTAGTTGCTAACTTTGATGCGAGGTCAATACCAAATTGAGTAATGACTTCATTATCTTTATTAGCCAATATGAATTGAAATATCTCTTGATCTAAAAACCCAGCCAGTAATTGCCAGTTAATCTGTTTATTCATATTGTTGACAATAGGCATATCGCTATTGTTGGTACTAATGGGGTTATCCCCATTAGTTGTTATTAAACTATTTAATTGTGTTAGATCGAAGTTAGGCATTAGCTACCTACTTTCAATAGTCTAACTAGTTCACTATCAACATTGTTAGCACTTCCACTAACATTTTTGATACCTACACTTACTGAAGTCTTGTAAGGTATAGTTAGCTTTTTAGAAGTTAATAGTTTTTTAACTTCCGATTGATTAAGTACATCTCTTTGGCTTTGAGATATAGCAAAAGTATCGTTGCCAAATTCAAATACAAAGTTTTTCTTATCACTTACTAACTTATGATTACTAACGATTTCAGTAAATTCACTTCTTAGTTGAGATACTAACTTATCAATACTATTCTTAATGTCTAAAGCAGTTCTGTACTCAACAAGAGTAGCAATAGCTTTGTCATTTAATTTAGATTTTTTAGTCATAATAACCTCTTTCTAAATGGTTAAGTCAATTAATTAATTTAATTGATAACTAACTAAACAACATCTTATAACAAATTGCAACATAATAAATAAATATTTGTGCATAACTTTCAAACCCATTCTATATAGATGACTAACTAATTTAATTGACACGCCACAGGAATGCCGGCCGGCCGGAAAGTTTTACTATAAGGAAAAACCCCCAAAAAGGTTGCCGATCAGCGTATTTCAATTTGCTGCATCAGAGCAGCAGAACCAGGAGCTGCTGCAGCAGTCCTTCCTGGAGCTGGGCTGCAGCGAACCAGGCGATCACTGCGATCCAAAAAATTGGCCAAAACATTAGCTTTTTCTCCATGCGTCATGCTTCCCATCACCTGCAACCATCTGTGCTTCAGGAAACGAATCATATATAATGGCTGTTTTCTGCGGGTTATTTTCAAAAGTTTTACAGACCGGCCGGCCGGAGTTTTTACTATAAGGCATAGATCCACGAACGGCTGAAAACCAGCGTATTTCAATCATGCAGAAGCCTCCAGCATCTGCTGCATCATCGACCAGGCCGCAGCGTCGTTGTTCACCAGAACATGCGCACCGTCTCCCCAATCTAGAAACCAATATTCCAAGCGGTGAATTTCTTTATGTTCGTTAACGTATGCCCTGAGCTCATCCGATGGACCACCCCAACTAAACTGCCAGCGCCAGTAGCCTTCTATCTGATCATTAAATGTATTAGGCTCTACATAGTCAAAGCCAAGCGCTTCATACTCAGGGTCCTTCAGGTCCTCCTGCCTTTCTTTCCATTCTTGTGCGACCCTGTCGGCGCAGGTGGGCTCTCTTCTTAATACTGTTACTGTTTCCATCTTGTTCCTTTCTTTAATGGGGGCGTTTGCAAAACTTCTAAACGGATTCGGTACCCCCACTACATATATAGTTATAACTTATTATAATGTAAAGAAAAAAGATTTAAATCTTTTGGATAAGTTCCCACATGGTATGCCAGTCAGCTGCCCCGGCCCAGCCAGACTTCACTATACAGGATTCAGGAACAAACGGCTGAGAATCAAGGTATTTCAATTACAGGATCCTGACCCCTGGCAGCAGCTGCGGGCTGCACGCTTCAGATGGAACTAAGAATCGGCAGAAACCCTAGGTTATTTACCCCTTGACACCACAGGAATTACGGTCCGGCCGGCCGGTGAATTATACTAATAGTTCGAATTAAACCGTGGGCTGCAACTCAAGGTATTTTAATATCTGATCTCCTGTCCAAGGATCAGGTATCATGTACCCTGAACCCTGGTTCAATAGTTCTAAACCATGAACATGTAGTTCACGACTCATATGTCCTGGGAATACAGCTATACCTCCAGGGCCCTTGGCCCTATTGCGAATTCTTACAAATATATAACTGACGCCACCATGCTTTGTATGAGCATAATGCCAGGCAATTTGCTTTGGAGAAATGATAACTTTTTGTAACTTATTACATTTTAATTCTACCCAAAATTGTATTCCCTTTTTACTGTCTAAACCCTTGAAAACTCCAAACAAATCAGGCACTCCAGGTGATGCCCATGACTCTATTCTAGTCCAATTAACATTCGACATTTTATTTTTAATTTCTTGCCAAAATTTTTTCTCAGGACGCATTATTTATTTCTTTTTGAGTCAAAATTTTATGACAATTTGAACACAAAATATCACATTTTTTTACTTCTTTGACTATGTTATCAAGCTGTGTCCAGCTACTTTTTCTAAAATTTGATACATTTTTAGACTTATATTTTCTATCCCGATGATGAAATTCTAAGGCATAAGGACTCTCATTGTAACCACATTCTTTACAACCTTTGCTTAATTTATAGTTGTTTAGATAATTAGATACTTTGTCATACAAATGCTTTTTGTATAATCTTTTATATTCCTGATTCTTTTTAAAACTACTAGGATCTCTCCAATTCTCTTTGAAGTAACCATCCTTCTTTAATCGTGCAGTTATGTAACCATCAAATAAATATCCATCTTCACGAGATTCTCCACAAATAAATAACTTGTTAGTCTTGGGATTCAATCTCTTCATGAGAGGCATCTATAATTACTTCAGGAAATCTGTTCCTAAGATCTTTGAGCCTATCTGCTACCTCGACCTTACTCATCTTATCAATTGACCCAGTCAATATCTCTTTCCGATCTATATATAATCCTGCAGCTCTCCCTCGTGATACCTCTGCATTCACTGCTGCTGAATAGTTTTTTTCTGCTTCTGCACTCTTACTTAACTCGTCTAATCTTTTCATATGCCTTGTCAAATTAGACATATACTTTTTATGAATCTCTTCTCTTAACAGTGATATATAATTAGCAACCTTTGGAAACTCTTTAGCTGATTGTAATCTACTAGCATATATTCTAGCTGTCTTTTTAGGATAACCAGATAAAATAGCACATTCTGTTGCACTTTTCTCTCCATCATACTTTACCAAAAGTTCTGCAAACTTTCTTTGTTTCGATGTTATGTTTATTTCAGTTAATTGACTCATTTTACAAAGTATAGAATGTTTTTAACAGAAAACACATATAAAGTCCCAAAAAATTCTTTTACGCTGGCTTTATAGGTTACACCAGTTACACCTTGGTTACACCATAGTGTAACCCATTTTTGAAGCTGGATAAGGGTTACAAGAGCGGTTACACCGGTTACACCATTTTCAACATTTTTTCTAAAATAATTTCTAAAAATATTTCTATGCATTCTATACTAAAAAAATTTAGGATCTAACATTAACAATTCTTTGGGAATATACATATGTCGTCTCATAGCATTAAATCCTTTGCGAACCAGTTCTTGCCACACTTCTGACTTAATAATGACATCATTTTTAGGGTTGAGAAAATGCAAAGTTACTCTGCCACATTTGTGACAATGTTTAACTTCTTTGATTGGACTGTTCGGCAGTGAATAAGAGGACATTGTCTCCCTCCAATTGTTTTAGTTTTTGTTGAATTAATTTTTTATCAAAAATCTTATACTTAGCAAGTAAAGAAAGCGCCCTAGTTTTAGACAATCCAGGACGCAATCCTTCAATCATACGATTTAATATGTTTTTTTGGGCTTCGTTTAGGTTCATGACCAATTCCCTCACAGGCCGTTCCTATAAATATATGTTCTAAGCCTAAATTAGAACACAATCTTCGTACTAAACCTTATGCAAACTATACAACATATTATGTAAAATCGCAAGATTACCCTCCGAACTTGTAATTATCAGTTCTCTTACACGGTTCGCAGAATCTCTGTAACACAGAAGATATATCAAATTTTTGATAACATAAATTGCATCTACGTTGACCAATCTTCTCTGATGCAGGCATATATCTCTTTATCTGCCTGTGTTTATATTTAGGTGTATGACCATTTTTAATCCTAATTCTATGTAATCTACCCGCAACCGAGTTCTTACTTTTATTCATTCGTATAGCAATATCTCTTACCCTTACACCTTTTTGATCCAATTCAATAAGTTTTGCATTATCTTCGTCACTCCACATGTTCTCCACGTCCATAAGTCTCTCCTTTTTGTTATTTTGTTTACGAACCACACATCATCGACATCACTGTAGACATATGTAATCACCTTATCTTTCTTAATAGTGTTATAATATATAGTCAAAACGACGGCTCCTCCCCTTTTTTAACATCTACAATAGGTTTACTTTGGATAAACTTTGTAGTTTTTGAATGATTCCGGATCAAGCAGTGGTCCGTAGTAACTACTGATGGAATCTTCAGCGCCCTCTGTCCACGTTTGGTGGTAATACTGAGTTTCATCGAGTTCCCCTTGTGAGTTACAAACCTTACACTGCTCAATGGATTGTTCCGCCTCGAATCTAAGCTTATGATACCCATTACCCTTGCACTCGTGACATATTATTGCCATTTTCTTTCTCCCATTTCATTTGTTTTATTTCTTTTTCTATTAACTGTTCAATATATCCACCTACTGTTTGATAACTATGTTTTGCTAATTTTTTAATGTTATCATGCACCTTAGGTTTAATTGCTATCGTGGCATATCGTGACTTCATTACCTTCTCCATGTATCTTCTCCTTTAACAAATGTTTTGCGATCAGTTGCTAGCCAACCAATCACACCGTAATGTTGTGAATTATAAATGTGTCTCCAAACTAAAGTAGGCTCTTTCTTTCTAAAATAATTAAAAATCTTTTTTATCATTTTTACCTCCTAATACTATGTCACCTGCAATTGCAGCATAACCTGCCATATCAACAAAATGATCTTTCACAGCCTTTCTTGATTTAGTTCTACCAATTTTTAATAACACCATCATTATAGCTACTTCATCAGCAGTAATAGGCATACCTAAATATGCAGTCCATAGATCAGCTATGTTATTATTATTGTTTACGCACTCACCATGAGTAAATTCACGAGACGCTACAGCCTCATTAGCTTCTTCTAATATATCAGTTTTTACATCATCCGACATAGTCATACCTCTTTCTCATTATTTTATGTAATCGTTCCCAATGCATACGATCAGAAACTTCTTTCCAATTTGTGCAATCTCTTTTTGCACGTTTACCTGCTTCGAAATAAGCAGCATAAATTCTTTCTTTAAGTGATCTTACTTTACCCATGACATCATGTATCCTTGAAAACCACCGTAATTAACTTCTAAAATAAATAACATTGCTAATATAAACAAAGTTAAAATAAATATATGACGCCAAAATAAAACTAAGGCAACAATACTTGCAATGGCAATTATTCCAAATTTAGTTATAAACATTACTCCTCCTTTATATTGATAACAATTTCAACATTTCTTGAGGCCCATTCACCATTAACAGTGTCATTCCATTCATTAAGTAAACCTGCTAATTTTTTTAAGTCAATGTTAAGACCATCAATTGTTCCTAAAATTTGATTCTTTTTACTTTTACCGTTACTCCATTTTGTACCAATATTATTGGCAACATATTTATCGACGTGCATAATAATCCTTTCTTTCTTTTTAGTGAGTAGGGGGATTCTTTGACTACCCCCAACCTTTTCCCGACAAGTCAAATATCTGTATATCTAACTAGTACTTCAGTACCACCCTTTGACCCTTCAAGCATTTGCTCATATCAGTCATCAAGTGTGCCTTACTACCTTGTTACAGTTGTTCAGCCATACTCTGAGAATGTTGCACCATCCTCATTTAATTATCTTATATAATATATTATAACTTATTGCAACCATTCTTTTAAATCTTCACCTAAAATTGTTGATGCTAGATTTATCTTGGTTTTCAGGGCTTTTATGATGTTCTCATCAATAGTTTTTCTTGCAACAAGATCTATGTATGTTGCTTTTGATGTCTGACCAATCCTATGTATACGATCTTCAGACTGCATTCTAACTTCTAAATCATAACTGTTAGAATAATAAATAATAGTATGTGATACAGTTAAGTTCAAACCATAACCACCTGTTCTAGGATTTGCTACAAGATACTGGAGCCCGGAGTCAGGGGCCATGAAGCGTGATAAAATATCCTCTCTATCTTGCTGCTTGGTGTCTCCATAAAAACTCTCGGTACTTTGCGGTCCGTACTTTTTACGAAGAGCAGTAGTTAAATGTTTTATATTATGTCTGTAGTTAGCCCATATAATTACTTTACCATCTACTTCTTCTAACACATCTAATAATGTTTCTAATCTAGGGATCTTACCTTTCGCATCATGTAAATCGACGAGCCTACCGTCATCGGTAGTCATAAATCCACAGGTAACTTGATGAAGTCTCATCAGCTGTGTCAAAGCAGAGAACGTCGTCATCGACCCTTCTTTAAGTTCAGCTACAGCAAACTCTTTTAGTTGATGATAAGCATCTATTTGTTTTGCACTCAGCTCAACCTCTCGTGTCATGTAAATTTTATCCGGAAGATCAAGACATTCTTCTTTGAGTACCCGGTAAGAAAATGTATCAATTAATTTTGTCAGCTCTTCTAAATTTTTATAACTAACAATCATGTTAAATTGGTGTGAGCCACTGATACGTCTTTTTACCATTACACAATACCGGGACTTAAACGTCCAGAAGGATGGTTGGTCGAGGAACGCCGGATCGAGAAACTCTGCTTGTGAATATAAATCGAGTGGACTTTTAGTAACAGGAGATCCTGTAAGAATTCTACGATACTGTGCTAGCTTACTTAACTTAACAACAGACTTTGTTCTTGCAGCTGTTGGTGTCTTAATAGTTGTGGACTCATCAATAGCGAATAAGGATCGATGACCCAGGAGAAACTTTGTAGCAATGTCTTGGCCTTTCTTTGTACTGAACGCTTCGATGTTCATCAGAAATATTGTCAAGCAATCTTTTTCTTGAAACAAGAAATTTAGTTCTTCCTTTTCCTTCTTGGTTGGACTAGGATTCCAGACCACAATTTTATACATGACATGATCTGGCATATGTCGTTGAATTTGTTCATTCTTCCAGTTTGTATAAACACCCTTAGGAGCAACAATCAGTGCCCCGTTTATAGATCCTTGGTCATATAACATAGCAATGTTATCAATCAGCACCTTAGATTTACCGGTGCCCATCTCCATAAAATAGGCAAAGCTTTCCTTATTCCAGGAGCATCCTAGTGCCTTCAATTGATGTTCGAAAGGCTTAGTTTTAAATTTATAATTTAAATCCATTATTTCTACATTCTTATTTATTTGAATTTCGTATCAGAATCAAATATAAAATAAGGTGTAAAAAGTTTCTCCTTTTTACAATAGGCAAATAAAGGAATGCGAGGGAGCCTAAAAACTCCCTCCGACTTTAGAAGGAGAGACGGAAAGAAATAATGACGGTTTTTATTATACAGAAAGTTCCACGTAGAGATTTTAGTTCTGCGAAGAAATATGGAGAATTAAAAGGTGTAGTGCCTTATCATGAACAGATTGCATTATCACCAGGACCTGTCGTTTTTGCAGCCAATAAAATTTTAAAAAATTTTTGCAATGATGATTACTTGCTATTAGTGGGGGACCCTAGTATAATAGGAGCGTGTTGTGCAATTGCCAGCCGATACAATAACGGACGATATAAAGTTCTGAAGTGGGATAGACAGTTAAGTAAGTACTTCCCGATAGAATTTAATATCTTAATATAAGGAGAAACGATGAACGAAATATTCGATTTAATTAACGAGAAAGATAATTTAAATAAAGTTAATGATGCAGACCTCAGTGAGATGGGTCAGCTATGTAAGCAACTTGTTGAAATGAAACAAGATGTAAAGAAAACTGATTTAGAATTAAAAGCTAAAAAAGAAGCACTACAAGAATTACAAAATAGAATAGCCAATGCACTAAAAGATAAAAATTTATATTCATTTAAATTAATGGATGGATCTACAGTGACATGGAAAGAAAAAATTCGTGCACACATTAAACCTGAGAACATTGATAATGCTTATACATATATCAGGGACCAGGGTGCAGGGGACTTGATTAAAAATGAAGTCTCATTTAGTTTCGGAAGAGGACAAGACAACCAAGCGCAATACATCAAAGAGATGTTTCGTAAGGAAGGCTTAGAACCTTCAGAGAAAGAGGGTATTCAATGGAATACTCTAGATGCCTGGGTAAGAGAGTCATTACAAAAAGCTGCGGAAAAGGGTGAGCCTTTTCCCGAAGAGACTTTTGGTGTCTTTCGAACCAACGACGTAACAATAAAAACATAAAAGGAGTAACTTATGAATCAAACGTCAACTGCAAAAAAACCTAACAATGCACTAGCCGAAGTGTTTTCGTTAGCAGAAGCCAAACAAGGAGACGGGTTATCAAACGTCAGTACCAAAGATGTTATGATACCTCGTATCAAACTACTACAAAAGATGTCGCCGGAAACTGATAATGAATCACTTCCGACGGCAAAAGCAGGGCAGATATTTAATTCTGCATCACAAAATGTGTATGATGGACCTACTGGCATAAGAGTAGTCCCTTGTGAGTACATTCGAACTTACGTTGAGTGGGCTCCAGAAGGCACAGGTAATAAAGCGCCTGTGAACATACATCCTGCTACTTCAAATGTTATGAGCCTAGCAAAAAAATCTCCTACGGATAATCGTTTCTATTTAGACAACGGTAATTATGTAGAAGAGACAGCCAACCACATTGTACTTATCTTAGATGATAACAACAATGTAGAGTCTCGTGGCATACTGACGATGAAATCATCTCAGTTAAAAAAGTCTCGTCAATGGAATTACATGATGATGACTGCTACAATGGAAGGTGGTGGTAAAACCATAACACCTCCGTCTTATGCAATTGTGTACCGATTAAGTACACTGCAAGAAGAAACCAATGGTAAAAAATACTATGGGTGGACTGTAGCAAAAGAAGGTTTTGTTCCTACAAAAGAAATCTTTACGACGGGTGAAAGTTTTGCTTTAGCTTTCCGTCAAGGAGATGTACTTGCTGCACCAGAGGGTGATGAGCCTAAAAAACTGGAAGCAAGTTCTGGAAAGGAACATTTTTAGTCACCTGCCGGAAGGGTTAATCGGAGATACATTAGACTTCGTAAGGTGGTAAGGGTTCCGGTAGGTTTTCCTCCCAGAAACAACTCTTCCTATCAAACTAATGCGGGGCAAGTTTTGTCACTTGCCCCACTAAAATTAAAAGGAGAAACATGGAACGATTTAAAAATATATTTGAAGGACTACACCGGGCTTATGGCACATTCAAGGAAGAAGATCAGGATGAGAACGGGAAGAAAAAAGGGAAAGCTTACATTATTAAAGCACCCGTTACAGACCAGCTTTGGGAAGATCATCTTTCTGGCAAAGCAAGCTTGGGAATTATTCCTATTCGTGATGATTCAAAATGCAGGTGGGGTTGTATTGATATTGATTCTTATACTTTGGATCATAAACAAATTATTGACAAGCTAAATGAATTTAAAATACCACTTGTATGCTGCAGATCTAAAAGTGGTGGAGCACATCTATTTTTATTTCTTACCGACTTTGTTGAAGCCAAGAAACTTCGTAACAAACTTGTCGAGCTAGCAGGTGAGTTAGGCTATGCTGATTGTGAAGTTTTTCCAAAACAAATTGAGATCCGTGCAGACAGGGGTGATACGGGAAACTTTCTTAATCTGCCTTATTTCGCTGGCGACGACAGTTTTCGTTACGCTTTTACTGATACAGGTCTTAGTTGCACACTGGATAATTTCTATTCAATCGTGGATAAAAAAGCTGTCGATCCAAAGAATTTATCTAAGATTAAAGTTGTTCGTAGCAACGAAAAGAAACTAGATGAAGGACCACCATGCTTAGAAACATTAATGAACATGGGCATACCAGAAGGTGGCAGAGATAATGCTTTGTATCAATATGCTGTGTACGCAAAGAAAGCATATCCGGATGCATGGAAAGATAAAGTAAATGAATTTAATTCTAAACACATGGACAGACCTCTTGGTTTTTCACAAGTGGAGAAAACAATAAAGCAACATGAGAAAACTGATTATCAATACAAATGCAAAGATCAACCGATGTGTGCAGTATGTAATGCACCTCTTTGCAAAGCACGAAAGTTTGGAATTGGAGATAACTATGATGTTGTTATTTCTGATCTTACTAAGTTGGAATCTGACGAGTCTATGTGGTTCTTAAATGTAGATGGTAAGAGGATGTCATTGAACACCGAACAATTATTTGATCAACAAAAATTTAGAAGAGCGTGTATGGATTATTTAACCATACTACCTATGGCTATGAAAGCTAATGATTGGACTGTAAAGGTCAGAACTCTATTAGAGAATGCAGAGATCATACCTGCTAAAGAACATTTTGATACAACAACCTTTGGTAAGTTTGATGAACACTTTGCTACCTTTATTTTTGAGCAGGGGGCAGGGCTCGAGATGGATGAAGTCATAACCGGGAAATGTTTTACAGAAGAAGGTAAGACTTATTTTAAAATGGTACATCTAGAATCATATCTCAGTAAAAAAAGATTTACAGAAATGAAAACCATGCAGATCGTACAAAGATTACGAGACATGGAAGGCGGTTCTACATCAAGAAAAATATTAGGCAAGACAGAGAGACTATGGTTCGTTCCTCAAATACAAAGAGAAGAAAAATCTTTAAAAAGACCGGAGATAAATGATGCAGCACCTTTCTAAAAAATTTCCATTAGAAATACAAAGCACAAGTAAAGAAGAGATACGCTCGTACTTTGAAAATAAAACAACAACTATCTTTGGACCACCAGGTACAGGTAAGACTCATACTTTATTAAGCATTGTAGAAAAACATTTAGATGAAGGTTACCGGCCGGAAGAAATAGGTTACTTTGCTTACACTAAGAAAGCAGCTAACGAAGCAATTGATAGGGCTACAAGTAAGTTTGAATATGAAGAAAAAGATTTTGAATGGTTTAGAACTTTACACAGCATGGCTTTTAAACAATTAAATTTAACTACTAAAAGTGTAATGAAAGACAGGGACTACAAAATTCTTGGTAAGACTTTACAAATAAAAGAATTTTTAAATGCAAATAATCAAATAGAAGATAATGGACAAAGTATGCAGAAAAATCCTTTTATGCGTATAATAGAATTAGCAAGAAACAATATGGTAAACATAGATACACAATGGAGAAGATCTAATGAACATGTAGAAGGTGGTTTTTTAGAATTAGAAAGAATATATGACACATATGTAGATTACAAAATAGAACATGAGCTTTATGATTTTAATGACATGTTATTAGAATTAGTAAATGAGGGTGTTGTTCCCTCATTGCCAGTCATCATAATAGATGAGGCTCAAGATTTAAGTATGCTTCAATGGTACGCTGTTATTCTTTTAGCGAAAAGCACAAAACATATTTACATAGCCGGCGATGATGATCAAGCAATATTTAAATGGGCAGGTGCAATACCAGAAATGTTAATGCGCACACCTGGTAACAAAAAGGTTTTAAATCAATCATTTAGGATACCAAAAAGAGTGTATGATGTGGCAGAATCAGTAGCAAATAAAATTAAAGTTAGAGTAAAAAAAGAATGGTCACCAACGTCAATGACAGGTGATGTAGCACATTATTCTTCTATAGAATATGTTCCGTTTAATAAAGATGGTGAGTACTATGTGTTAGCACGAACTAAATATGTATTACAAAAAGTTGAAGAATATTTTAAACGAGAAGGAATAATTTACAATAGGTTTAATAAAAATAAATCTATATCAGAGAAAGTTTGTTACGCTATAAACTGTTGGAACAAGTTAGTTAATGGAGATACTATATCTTTAGGCGGAGCAAAGAATATGTACAAATACATACCAGGAGATGGTCCTATCAAAAGAGGATTTAAAACTTGGGACAAAGCTTTGGAAGATGACGTTGTTGTTAGTTACAATGATTTAGTTAATAATCACGGGTTACGAGTTCCTAAAAATTTAGCCTGGAATGATGTATTAACATTAATAAATGAAGATATTATCTTATATATTCGTAAATGTGAGAGAAGAGGTCAAGATATAAATGCTATACCTAAGATAAAAATACTTACAATTCATGGATCGAAGGGTGGCGAAGCTGACAATGTTGTGTTATTATCCGAGTTATCTCGTAAATCACATACGAGTTTGTTAAAAAATGGAGACGATGAGAGAAGAGTTTTTTATACAGGAATTACTAGAACTAAAAAGAATTTGTTTTTGGTTCGGTCATCTAACGATTATGAATATTCAGAGATGTTTTTGAGACAAAACTTTGGATTAAATAGGAGAGAATATGCCGACTGAAAGAAGTAAAAAATATCCAGGAGACTTAAACATTATAAGTTTAGGAGCAGGTGTACAGTCATCCATGATGGCTCTTGCCTTTAGTAGAGGTGAGTTTGAAGTTAAGCCAGGAGGATCTGGTAAAATAGATTTTGCTATTTTTGCTGACACACAAAACGAAGGTGATGGAACATATAAATGGTTGGACTATTTAGAGAAACAATTAACTTTTCCAGTGATCCGGGTGACATGGGGCAATCTTCAAGAAGATGTAGAAAATTATATAGACAACGGCGTCTATAAAAGAGGAGCATCAATACCTTTTTTCTTAGTAGGATTAGATGGCAAGAAAGGTTTAGCGAACCGTAGATGTACATCTACATATAAAATAGAACAGATAGAACAAGGAATAAGACGAGAGTATGGTCTTAAAAAAGGACAGAGATGGCCTAAAGGTATGGTAGTTAATCAATACTTAGGTATCTCTTACGATGAAATATTTAGAATGAAAACATTTGAGAAAGCCTCTTATCGTTTTCACTATCCTCTTGTTGATAAAAAGATAACTAGGATGGATTGTTTTAAATGGATGGAAGAGAGACAGTATCCAAAGCCTGCAAAAAGTGCATGCGTTTATTGTCCTTACCATGACAATAAGTTCTGGAAAGAAATGAGAGATGAACGACCTAAAGAGTGGAAACAGTGTGTTGACTTTGATAAAAAAGTTAGAAACGCAGGACCTGCATTAGGTTTATCACGAGCTAAAGAACTATACATACACGCACAAAGAATACCTTTAGATAAAGTAGATTTAGATAAAGGTTCAGATCAACCAAGTTTATTTGGAGATATGGCTGATGAGTGTGAAGGTATGTGTGGAGTATAGGAGAGAAAGATGACTAGAGAAGAAGCTTTTGAACACAGTTTAAAAAAATGCAAAGACTTAATAGGTTTTGAAATAAATCATGTATCAACAGAAGTGATTAAAGGTTTACCTATTATAAAATTACAAATGAGGAAAGGAGTAGAGTACCAAGACATTTTGATTACGAGTAATCAAAAAGGAACTAAAGCCGGTTACATTAAATAACAAGGAGAAATATGGCTGAAATAGAATGGGTACCTCCTAGTGAGATACCAGAATTAGTATATGAAGCAGATGTAGTTGCTATTGATTTAGAAACACATGATCCAGATATAAAAACAAAAGGTCCAGGTTGGGCTACAAACAATGGTAAAGTTATTGGCGTTGCAATTGCAGCTAATGGTTGGAAAGGATACTTTCCTGTAGGTCATGAAAAAGGACCTAACATTGATGAAAGAATATTTAAAAGAAATTTTAAAAAGATTTTAGATAAAGATAACATAAAAGTTTTTCATAACGCTATGTATGATGTTGGTTGGATGCGTCAGTGGGGACTAGAAGTTAAAGGAACTATTGTTGACACAATGATAGCTGCTCCTTTGATTGATGAGAATAGATTTAGATACTCATTAAATGAATTATCAAAAGATTATTTAAAAGAAAAAAAATATGAGTCAGGTTTATATGAAGCCGCAGCTCAGTGGGGAACTGATGCCAAAGGTGAGATGCATAAATTACCTGCTATGATAGTTGGTCCTTACGCAGAAAAAGATGCAGAGCTTACTTTAAAGTTATGGAACATATTTAAATTACAAATAAAAGAAGATGAACTTCAACAGGTGTTTGAATTAGAAACTAAATTGTTTCCTGTTTTATTTGAAATGAAATCAAAGGGAGTGAGGGTAGATCTTGACAGAGCAGAAAGTATTAAGAAAAATTTTAAGAATACAGAGAAGAAGATACTTGATAAAATATTACAAGATACGGGCGTTGCAGTTGACATTTGGGCTGCGGCAAGCGTTGCGAAAGCTTTTGACTCGGCGGGTATAAAATATGAAAGAACTGCTAAGAGTAAACAACCTAAGTTTGATAAAGGTTTTTTATCTAACCATCCTTCAGATTTAGCTCGTATGGTTGTAGAAGCCAGAGAGATAAACAAAGCTAGCACTACTTTTATTGATACATTATTAAAACATTCACATAATGGTAGGATACATGCAGAGATACATCAATTGCGTGGGGATAAAGGAGGCACTGTATCGGGTAGACTAAGTATGTCGAATCCTAATTTACAACAGATACCTGCAAGACATCCTACAATTGGACCTGCAATAAGAAGTTTATTTATTCCTGAAGAAGGAGAACAGTGGGGAGCCTTTGACTATTCACAGCAAGAGCCACGAATCATTGTTCATCACGCAGTATTGCATGATCTTCCTGGAGCAAAAGAAGTTGCTAACGCTTACATAAATGACCCTACTACAGACTTTCATCAAAAAGTTGCTGAGATGGCAAACATAGATCGTAAAAAAGCTAAAACAATTAATCTTGGTTTATCTTATGGCATGGGCCAGGGGAAGTTAGCCACGGAGCTTGGTCTTAATGAACAAGATGCTATAGACTTGTTTAAAGAATATCACAGTAGTGTTCCTTTTATAAGACAACTTAAAAGTATGGCAACTCAACAAGCAAGTAGACGTGGGGAGAACAAAGGTTTTGTTAGAACAATAATGAAAAGAAAATGTCGTTTTAATTTATGGGAGCCAGACACCCCATTTAAAAAAAGAAAACCAGGAGATGTTATACAATTTAATCAACCTCTTCCAAAGCAGCAGGCTGAAGATGAGTACGGTCCGGCTATACGAAGAGCTTTTACTTACACTGCTTTTAATAGAATCATACAAGGTTCAGCTGCAGATCAAACCAAACAAGCAATGATAGATCTTCATGCTGAAGGAATAACACCAATGATACAGATACATGATGAGATAGCTGTATCTGTTCGTGATCATCAAACAGCTAAAAAAATTGTAGATATCATGGAGAATGCATGTCAGTTAAAAGTACCTAGTAAAGTAGATGCTGAGTTAGGAAAGAACTGGGGAGACTCAATGTGAGTGTATCTATATCTAAAATTTTACAAGTATTAGATAATCCTGAAGCTTTACAAAACTGGAGAGAAAGAGTTGGTCATGAAGAAGCAGAAAGAATAAGCAAACGTTCTTCTACTATAGGTACAGCTATGCATAAGTTTCTTGAACATTGGATTGGTGATGACAAAGATTGTGTTGATCTAACAGAAGAAGGTATCTTGGGCAGAAAAATGGCACAACAAATTTATGATCATGCAATTAAACATAAGCTAGAAGATTGTTGGCATATGGAATCTAAATTAAAATTTGGAGATCATTATCATGGTAGATTAGATTTAGCTGGTATTTATTATCATCAACCTGTTGTTATAGATTTTAAACAATCAAACAAACCTAAAAGAAAAGAATGGTGTTGGAAGTATATGTGTCAGTTAGCAGCTTATGTGCTAGCACATAATAGCACATTCCCTAATAGACCTAAGATAAAAAAAGGTATTGTATTGATGTGTTCACAAAATCTACACCTACAAAAATTTGAATTAGAAGGCCAAGAATTAATAAAAGCTTGGAATCATTTTAAAAGTGCGATACGCTTCTGCAAAGATAATGATATCTACGAAATCACACCAAAGCATTTCGATAAGATAAATATATTTAGAAGTAAATTAGGACTTAGATGATTAAAATATGGTTATTAATTTCAATGGTGTCTATGCCAGGTTGGCCTTCAGTAAAACATAATGCTGAAGTTTGGTTTGATGAAACTAAATGTGAAAACAGACGCATTGAAGTAGAAAACAAATTATATGATATTGCTTCGATGCAAGGACATGAAGTTTTATTTGTACAAACTTGGTGTTTAGAATCTGATATGTTTGTTCTTATAGGTTCTTGATAAAAATAATTTTATTTTGCATTACAATTTTAATATGTGTAGGTGCCTTTATTTATTTTTCACCTTACCAAACGTTCATGCGTGACTGTCGTGTCGATGATTTTTTAGGTGGAGACATGAGTGATGAGTATTGTACATGGTTGTACAATGAATTTAGAAAAACCAAACCCATTACAGAGCTATTTTACCTTAAATGCACGCTATAGTTGTTTTTTTACACACCAGAACAAAAACATAGTTTTCTGGTACAATTACCCTACCGACCCCTAAACTTTGCATTGTAGGGGTCATTACGGGATAAAAATTTCTTTACTTCTTGGTTCTACCGCCTGATTTACGTCTTGTAGCTGCAGTTTTACCTCCAGCCTTTCTTTTGGTAGCTCCTCCTTTTTTGTATCCTTCGTTTTGACGAATCTCTTTATCAACTCTTCTAATTTCATCTTTTTCATTCATGATATGTTTAGTTCTACTACTTTTCATTTAGACATCCTTTCAAGTTTTTTATTAATATTAATAACTTCGTTCTCAATGACAGCAATGCGTGTTTCTATTTTAGTAAAAATTTGTATTGCTGTTTCCATACGATCTAAGTCTGTTTCCATAGCCGTAACTCTTTGACTTGTCATACCCCAGGTAGCGCCTAAGGCAACAAAAACTCCTACGAGCCAAACACTGTCTTTAAAGGTAAAGTTCATACTCCCATTAATCCTTCCTGATCTTGTATATCTACTATACCTAACATCTGAGCTGCTGTTTTAGGAGCATACTGTTGTGGCCTAGTATTACCTCCCATGTTTCTTTCAAGAACAGATAGTGGTGTTTTATTAAATGAATTCATTAATGGATCTTGTGGTGTCATCTGAGGAAATAATCCTCCACCATTATTATATTCGTATCCTTGATTATGAAAATCTCTCATGTTTTTCATATCTTGAAAAGCTTCTGATTGCGGATCCATTCCTGCAGCTGTTCCTGTATATCCAAATTTATTTACATTAGTAGGAATACTTTGATCCATCATATTTGCAAAAGGCATTAAACCAAAACCATCTGTGTTTAATTTTTCTTGAGCTGCTTTTTTATAAGGATTAGTTGAGCCATAAATATTGTATTGATCAAATAAATCTAAAGGATCTCCCATTGCTAAATTTTCTCTAAATTTATTTTCTCCTGTTAAAGGTCCTTGAACGTCTGCAACTTCTTCTGTTGCCATTACTCCTTGATTATTACTTGTTAAGCTAGATACATAATCTTTGATGTCCTCCATCTTATCCATAGCAAGATCTTTACCTTGTCCCAATACCTGACTTAATATGTTTCCTAAAATTCCACCTTTTTTAATGTAATTTTCTATTAAAGAACTTGGTCCTTTTGTAAATCCTGCATCGTAAAATCTTTCGTCTCCTCCTCTTACTCTAATTTTTTCTAAAAAATCAGAATATTCTTTTCCATCCATTCCAGATTGTTCTCTAAAATCAACAATCTCTTCCATGTCAATACCGCCTGTTCCAGCACTATCTACAATTTGATTGTATTTATCTTCATTGTTTTGATTAATTGTAGAAGAACTTGGTGAAGTATTTATTGTATTGTTATTGTCATTAAAAGGATTGCTTGGACCCGTGTTATAGTTGCTTGGAGAAGAACTAGATGTTGCTGCAAATGCTTCAAAAGCCTCTTCATCAGGACCCTCATTTAATTGAGAAAAAGGATTACCTCCTGGTGCAAACTTCATTGTGCCACCATTAGCTTTATGTCCAGGAGTGCTTTTTTCATCTTCAGTCAAAAATCTTTCAAGAACATTATTATATTTTTGATATTGTTGAGGATGTCTTATATCTTCAGTTTCACTAAAAGAAAAAGTTGTAGGATTACCATCTACATCATAATCATATGTAGTTCCTTCGGTTAAAACTTCTTCCCCAACCATTTTATTATCATCTGTTACATTTCGTGCTTGTTCCATTAATTCTGCAATGCCTGATAATTTACTACCTGCGTTTTCTCCAAATTTAAGTAATAACATTTCAATTAATTCTTTAAGTCCAGATTGTCCGGCGCCTTTACCAATTCCTCTTCCCATTGCATTCATTTGATTGTCTGTCATATCAACTGTGTTACTACCTTCACGAACCGCTCTTGCTTCACCTTCTGTTAAATATAATTTATTATCAGCCATTAAATTTTCCTATTATTCATTGCAATTCCTTGCAATAATGGATCGTTACCTGCCAATGCAAGTCTTGAATTTTGATTTATTCGTGTAGGATTAAACATATTAGTTTTGTTTGTAGCACTCAAATTGTTTGTTGTCGATGTTGGTGTAGCTACTGGAGTTATATCTGGAGTATTTATTGGCGTTATATTAGCCGGTTGGTCAACAGGAACTGTTCTATCTCCTACTCTTGCGCCAGGGATAATCATTCCCGTGCCTTCTAAAGTTTCTTCAGCATTCTGTCCTAAAATATTATTAATAGCTTCATTCATTTCACCTGTGCTAAGTTTTTTCATCTCCTCTAATTGTTCTTTTCCTACATTTAATCCTTTAGTTCTAAACTGTAACATATTAAATCTGTTGTCTAATTCATTAGGTATGTCTGCATCAGTTCTAAATAATTCTCTAATAGCTCTTTGACTAGCTAACACTGCTGCTTGTATGGCTTTGTCTTTTTTAGTTCCGCCTGCTACTGCATTAGCCGCAGTCCATTTTTTAAATGCTTCAGAATAAGAATCAGTAACCATTGGTCTAGCTAAAATTTGCGATGCTTTATAAAATGCAGTTACACCTAATAACGTTGCCATTGGACTTGCCATAGCTGCTGTACCACTTCCTGCAAGAGAAGCTGCAGGAATAAGAACTCTTACTAAAGAATCAGTTCCGCCTAACGCCGCACGTCTAGTTAAGAACGTACTAATATTCATATTTTTTCCATTAAAAAAAGTTCCGGCCGCATCTGCAAAATTTAATAATTCTTGAGCTGTTGGAAGTTTAGCTCCACTATCTGCTCCTAAATCTAATCCTTTAGTTAATGCATCTAATTTTCTTTTTAAAGGTTTACCTGCTTCATCTAATCCTAATGCTCTTTTAAAAGAAACAGAATCAAATGCTAAGTCATCAAAACTTTCAAAGAAGTCATCTCCTATGTTTGTTAATCCAGGTTTAGTTGTAGATTTAGTAAAAGAATTTTGAAAAGCATCAATTAGTTTAGATTTCATTACTCTTCCAAACATTTCTCCACCTAGTATTTGATGCAATCTTTCCATTGCTTCTGGAGATCTAAAATCTTTTAATGCAGAATCTAATAATTCATTTGCATATTTACTGCCTGGTTGTTTAATTTGATTTACATATGCAAACTTAGAATTCTTACCTAAAGCTTTAACTGTAGGATCTCCAAATAAAATCATCATGTTTTTAAATGATTGATCAGCATCTTGTAAAAGTTTGTCTGCATTTTTGTATAAATTAGGATTTGCTTTAACTAAGTTAGCCATATCTTCTTCCATGCCACGAAGTACATTTCTAGCAACTCCTTTCATTTCTACAGATAAATCTTTATTGTATAAAACATCTTGAGTTAAACCTAACCTCATTTGTTTCCATTGTTCTGCTGTCATAGGAGCTCCTGCTTTCCATGGAGAATTATCTGCTAGTCCTCCATAGTTAGATAATTTTCGATACAAACTATTTTTATATAAATCTTCTGGAGGTAATCCTAAACTTTCCATCCATTTAGCTCCTTCAATAGTTTTAGCTCGAGCGGCATTCCAAGCAATAGATGGGTTATCTCCAAGAGCTTCATACCAAGCTGCATATTTACTATCTACACTTTGAGCAATTTCTTTTGTAATTCTTTCACGGACCGCTGACATATCATGTCCTAAGTCTGCTAATGAAAAAGTAGGTCCATTTAAAAATATTTTATCTTTAGCTGTATTAAATAATTGTTGTTGTTTTTCTGAAGTGTATTTAACAAAAGGACGTCTAAAAAAAGGTAATCTACCTATAACTTGAGGCATAGCTCTTATTATTTCATATCTAGATATATCAGAAATACTTGGTGTAATACCTGTAGCTTCTTTTATTGCTCTAGCTGTAGCTACTTCATTTTTACCTACACCAGTAACAATGTTTCTTACTCCTCCACCTAAAGCTTTAAATACAGGTCTAGCTGCAAAGAATCCTCCTTGGAACATTGCATCTACTTTAGCTTCATGTTTTAAATAATCTATTAACTTTTCTTTTGTAGGTCTGTTAATACCTTTTCTATTTCCAATAAACTCACCTAACTCATTATAAGTTGGCGTGTAGAGCATTCCTTTTCTATTTAAATCATTAAGAGTTAATTCATATCCAAGTAAACTACCTACATATCCAAGAGTACCCCCAATCATTCCACCTGCTAACATTCCCCAAGGTCCTCCAAAACGGCCAATACTTGCTCCTACTCTGGCTCCAGTTTTACCTCCTACTATGTTTCCTGCAGTACCTCCAATAATTGAACTTATTAATTTGTAAGCTGGAAAAGGATTTGGCTGATCAGTGTTGTATAATTCATAACCTTTAATTGCTTTAGATTTTATTTTATCCGCAGCTAATTCATTAGGACTGTATCCTGCTTTTGCAATAGTAGCATTAATCATATCTACAATTTCTTTATCTTCTTTTTTAAGCATCATTCCTTTAACAGTAATTTGCTTAATTAAATCTCTCATTTCAGTTGGTTTCATTTTATGTTTATTAGGATCATAAACTTCTTCTTCCATAGACGAACCACTAAAACTTTCTGCTGATTGTGTACCTACATTTAAACCAAATATTTTTCTTGGGATAGGAATTCCTGCAACGTTTAATTGAGGAAGTTTCTCTCCTTTTTCTTTTACTTCTACCTCTACTTTTTCTTTTACTTCTAATCCATCTTGAGCTTTTATCATTCCAGGTTCTTGTTTAGGATTACTTGTTGATGTAATTGCAGAAAGAGGATCAACTCCTTGTTCTCTAAGCATCTCACCTGTTTGTCTTGCTATTACTAATTCTTCTAATGTTATCATTTAATTTACCAGTTCGTTTGGTAACTCCATACCAAAACTATTATACATTTCTTCTAAACTTTGAAACTGTACTTTTCCTCCAATGTCTTGTGAAACATCAGGATCTTGCAAATTCATTGTATCTCCTAGTTTAGGATTACTTTGATTTACGTTAGCCCAGTTTAAATAACCTCCCATTACATTGTAATTTCCATCTACATATAATTTATTTTTGTTTATCTTATCCATTTCTGTTGCAGGATCATAAATAAAAGAAAGTTTATCATTATAATCTTCTACATATTTTGTAATATTATCATTAAGTTTTGCCATCATTTGTCTATCACCTGATTTATAAACATTCATAATATCCATGGCTTCTCTAATAACATCTCTAAGAAGTCTGTTTGATCCTTGAAGATAACGAGCTCTACCAAATGCAGATTTTTGCATTAATGATTCCATTAAGTTAAGACCTTCTCTTCCTTTTAATTCATTAGCTGCTGTTTCCATTGTTCCAATGTAAGCTTTGTTTAAATTATATTCTTCTTCTGTTAATGCATCAGGTCCACTAACTGCAAACATTTGATTATTGTATTGTTTCATTGCTTGTATGTCTTGACTAATACTTGCATGAATTCCTTCTGGAGTAAAGTCATGTCCTGCAGCTGCCATAGAATCATAAAATTCTCTGTAATCATTTTCTCCTGATAATTCATTAAGAATAGGAACGCCTTCACTAACTCCTAAAAACTTAGCTAATGAATTTAATTTTTCTGCATTAACTTGTGTAAATTTACCTAACGCTGCACCATAACCCGCTTGAGGCTGATTACCTGGAACCATTCCTAAAGCTACAAATTGCATCATTTGTGCATCGTTTTTAATATGCGCTTCTAGGAATTGCATACCGCTTACGTTTGCATTAAATGCTGTAGGATTATTTGCAAAAATACCATTACCCATTGGACTTCCAAAATCTTCTTTTTTACCTGTAGTTTTATTTATAGAAAAAATAGGTAATCCTTGAATGTTTTCTGGAGTCTTAGCTAACTCTTCTTTTGTATGTTGACCTGCCGCTACGCTTTGTTCTGAAGGATACATCATAGACTTATAGTAATTTATTTCAGCTGGTGTTGTTATTTGACCCATAAAAGTACTACCACCTCTTAAAACACCGTTTGGTCCGTAATCAGTAGCATACACATTAAACAAATCTTGATACTCATAATCTTTTGCACTTCGTTTTTGTTGTGCTTCGTAAACTCCATAAGCTTGCAAGGCTAAAGCTCTGTCTTGTTCTTGTCTTTTTAAATCGTAAGCAATTAAAGTATCTGTTACTGGTTCAATAGCTTGACCTAATTCTTCTAAAAATTTAGGCATAGCTCCTCGTCTATTACTTCTTGCTCTTAATAAATTAGCTCCAAATTTCATCATTAATAATTCTTTTGGTATTTCTTGTTCTGGCATTACTTTTAATAATTCTTCTTTAATTTTTTCTACTGCAGTTTTTGTTCCTTCTTCTGTTAATTCTGTTGTAGAAGCTTTAGCTTCTAATTCTATTTCTCCGGCTCCTTTATCAAATATTTTTTGAGAGGACTCTGACGACACAGAGTTTTCATCTTCTGCTAAAATAGCTGCATCTTCTAATTGATTTTTAGAAATATTATTTGGTTCATTTAAACCAATTGACAAATTAGGATTTTGTTCTGCTTGTGATGTAATTGCAGCTTCTGCTTCTGCCATTGCATTCCAAACATTTTCATTATAAGCTTGATCTTCATCTTGTGTTATTTGAATAGCCTTGTGCGCTGCTATTTCACCATCTTCTGTTGCTGTTGGAACATTAGTATTATTAACAGCTGCTGATTGATCAGGGTTTAATGTTTCTGTAGTTCCTGTTTTAGAAAGTAATTGTCTGTCTATTTGTTGTAAAGCAATATCATATCCTGTAGCAAAAGATTTTGATGTAGCATTACTCTTTTTTTGTATAATATTATTTTTAGCATTGGATAGTTCTTCAATAGACATATTCATAATGTCATCATAGCTAGGAGCTTCTACTCCTGACATAGTTACAACGTTATTGTATTGAGTTTTTTCTCCAGAAGTTTGTAAAAAATTACTAACAGGAGTAATAACATTATCTTTAATGTTTTGATAACTTTGTTCGGGGTTTAATTTTTTAGTGTAGTCATAATCTACACCTTTAAACTGACGCTCTTCTTCTGTTAAAGGAACTCCCGTTGTAAAAAAAGTAGCCATTATTTACCCATCATTTTATTAAATGATCCCAGACCTCCTAAGATTGTTGCGCCTGTTCCTAACATTTGAGAGAAAGGACTTCCTGCTTGTCCGTAATTTTGAGTATATTGATAGCCCATTGTAGAAGGAGCACCTGATAAAATATCAGACATAAAGCCATACATTTGCATAGGACGATTAATAGCCTGTAGTTGATTTGCTCTTTGCATATCAAGATAAGCTTGACCTTGTTGTTGCTGCATTCCTCCAACACCCATTAATTGACCTATACCAGAAGCAGATAATGCATTTTGCATTTGAGCTTGGTTTTGATAACCTTGATTCATTCCCATTCCAAGTGCACCTAATCCTTGAGCTCCTGCAAATTGATTTGCTTGTTGATTTTGAAAAGTGTTAAACGCTTGGCCCATTGCATTATTATAATTTTGAGCTGTTGCTTGTCCTATAGTATCAAAAATATTTCCTTGTATTTGTCCTTGTTGTATTTGACCTCTAGATCCACCATACGTTCCGCCCATAGCTTGTTGAGCTGCTGCTTGGTTTTGTGCCATTTGTCCTTGTTCATTAATTGCTGCCGTAATTTCATCTTGAAAAGGATTTAAATATTGTTTGTAAGATCCTGGATCAAATTGAGCACCTGCTGCTTGATTGTATAAAGCTCCGGCTTGATTGCCATAAGTACCTAAAGCACCAAGTCCCATAGCCATTTCCGGTTGACCTACTGCATCTCCTGTTTTTGTAAATCCTGTTGTTGGATCATAACTATAACCTTGAGAAGCATAAGCCATATTCATAGCTTGTTGCTGTGCAGGACTAAATCCTGCTAATTGAAAATTAGGAAGAGGCTGTGCTCCTCCAACATAATCTTGTACGTTTTTAATAAGGTTTGTGTAACCTTCTTGTATATACTCAGGAGGTAATGCTTGTGTGATTTGTGTCTCAGCCATATCTTACACTCCCATCTTCTGCACCTTTAAAATTATATCCCATTTTATCAGCTATTGTTTTAGTTTCACTTCTTAACTTGTTCATCATTTCATGACCTTTTTCAGTGTCTCCTCCACCCATAGCATACAAAGTATACTCTGGTATAATATGTTCATTATTACTTACCAACATATCACTTGTTTGTCCTGTGTTTCTATCAACTATTTTTCCTGGTATAATATCTTCCCGGCCGGTGCCAGGGCCCATGATTTCTCCACCATAATTAAATTGTGCAATACCTCCGTTTTGTGCAGCTTTTGTTTGTCCTGCTTTTTCCATTACCATTTGTACTGCTTGTTGAAATTGTTGAGGACTAAGCTCGCCAGAATCTCTTAACATAGTTAATTGATCAATATAAATTTCTAATTCTTCTAAAGACAATATTCCTGACTCTTCCATAATACCTTGTGAACTTGGTAAGTTAGGATTAGGAACAATAAGTTGTTCCATTGGAGGGTTGTCTCTACCTCCGTTAGCATTTTTTTTAATTAACGTTGTTTTCATTTCTCCAGTTTCTGGATCTTTATAAGATTCTCCAAATTCATATTCACTTAAATCATCAGGTAAGTTAGGATTCATTTTTTCAAAAAGTATTTCTAAATCTGTTTTTAATCTTTTCTCAGGATGTCTACTATCTCTACCTCCATCTGCAAAAGCCATAATTCCTCCACCATCTCTCATAGCCCCAATGGATTGTAAGTAGCCATAAATAGAAGAAGCTGGATTGCTTGGCATTGAACCATACAAATCATAAAACTTTTGATTAATACCTTTTAATGGATCATTGTCTGGATCGTATTTATATTCTTTTGGAATTGCATCTTCTGGAAGAGGTGGTTCATCAAACAAACCTGCTGCATAAGCTGCGCCTGTTCCCAGTCCAACTAATGGAAGATAATCCATCATTCCTTTTTTAATAGGATTACCTGCTTTATCTAATTTTTGAGCAGTGTCAAAAATGTTTCCACCTTCACCAATTAATCGGGAACCCATTCCTTCAAAAACACCTTTGTTTATAAATTTTTCAGGACCAAATAAACCTTTAGCATTAAATAATGGATTACTTGCTCCAAATGCTTTACCTCCAAAGTAGCCGCCAAGACCGCCTGCTATAGCTCCTTTAGATCCTCCACCAATTCCTCCAATTAAAGCTCCGAGACCGGCAGCCATACCTGGATTCATTCCAAAAGCACCTAACGCTAACCCTGCATATGGGGCAGCTTTCTTAGCAAACGATTTAACTTTTTTTACTAGATTCTTAAACATATCTCCTATTGCAATTATGAATTGTACTGTTTTGAGCAAGGAGGCTAGACTTGTGCATTATGCCTATTTAATCATACAATTATAGTCAAAATATTGGTATAACACAAGAGCAATAATGTCTAGTACAGAAAAGTTCGATATTACCAAATGTCCAATGGTTCGCATAACTTGGCTTGATGCCAGGGATCAGGAGACAGGATGGTTGTCTATTAAAGAAATACAAGAAGCTCCTTTAGCTGTGTGTCAAGAAGTAGGTTGGATGGTAGTAGAGAACATAGAAAAAGTTGTCATTATGCGTTCATGGTGTACGGACAAAGACGACAATCATGGAGGTGGAGCTATTGCTATACCTAAAGGTTGGGTAACAAAAATAGAATACTTGGAGGTTAGTTATGGAAAAGGAAACTATCATTAATAAAAAAATATCATGGTAGAGTTAGTATTACTTACAATAATTTTAGCAGTTGTTATATTTATTGCGTTTATGGTAGGGGTGCAAGGACAACAAATTCACGATTTGTTAAAAAAAAAATAATGTCAAGAAAACAATTTTAAAAGTTTTCTTGCAAATAATATTCGAAATAAGTAATGTGGTTCTTACCCCAAAAATTTAAATAAGGAGATATTATGACACAAGAAGAAGCATCTGCATCAATAGCATTTTTAGCAGACAAACTAGCCAACTACCACAGCAGACTTATTAGCGTGGAAAGAGAATTTAAAAAACATTTAGCAGGCTGTAAATGTCATAATGAAAAGTCAGATCATACAATGGTTTCTAATGAACCAGAAGAATGTGAAATGTGCGGTGCTTAATCGTACTTTATTTCGCCTTTAAAATCTGGCAACTGTTGAACTTTAATTTCTACGTTTTGTTCTATATGATCTTCTTGAGTATCTGTAGTAGGATCAGCTACATCTTTTTTAGCTTCTTCCGGTGATTCATATTCTTTACCAGTTAATTTGTTTTTAACTTCTACAAAAACTTCAGGTTGTAAAATAGGTACTTCTTTACCATTAACCATTTGAACACCAATCTGTTTAGGTTCTTGTACTTTTTTAAATGTCATGCCAATGCAATCTCCATTAAACTTACTAAAATAGTTACACCGTTTCCTGTAATATCTATCTTATCAAGTTTTTCTAATACGATCGGTTGAGACAATACTTCTTGCGTAGTTTCTGCGGCAAGAGAATCTTGATACAAATTTATGGATAAATTAGTATTACTACTATCAACCATCAATACTTTTGTTGTAACCGCTCCTCCTGTAGGATTGGAAATTCTTATACTTTTTACTAAAGCTGTCGTAGGAAAAATAGGAGGCACTGCTCCTTCGTCCCCTTCAGGAACTGTGTAAACATTTTGTAAACTACCTGAACCTGTTTTAGAAAAACTTAAAAATTTATCAGCCAATGAACCAACTCCTTGCTGTAGAAGTATCTTTTAAATCTTCTTGATAACCAAAGTTTAATTGATTTATCATTTGTTCTAGTAATCTAATAAGAACATCAAACTGAGTCCTATCATATTCCATAGTTGCATTAGGTAATCTTGTTGTAGATATTTTAGCCATTAAGTTCCTACTTTCTTCTGAGCAATTTTATGTGACTCACTAAAAGTTTTTCCGTTTTTCATTGCTTTTTTCATCATAGCCATATGTTTTGCACTATGATGTTTGCTATGTTTTTTTAAAGTATCTTTTTGTCTTTGTGTTAATTCTTTACCCATTATCTACCTCCATCTGGTTGAACATCGAGACGTAAAGTTCCAAATCTCCAGTTATCTCCAATAGCGTCACTTTCTATTTTTAACTGTCCTTGTCTACCTCGACCTCTTATATCAAATTTTGTTGTAGTTGTCGATACAGTGGATGTTTTAACAATAGAAGTACTTGATGAAGGATAAGTTTTAAATGTCAAAGATAAATCTACCGAACCTGCTAAGTTTTGAAAATCAGGTATGCCTCTACCAATATGTAAAAGTTGTTGACCATCTTGTATATCAAAATCACCTGATGTAACAAAAGCTGTCATTGCTTGGCCATCAGCATCAAATCCAGATTCTTGTATATAAAATGTAGAAGCTCCTGGAGTTAATCCTAATATACTAGGAGTTGTAGCCGTAGCTGTAGAAGAATATTCTGTTGCATAAGGATTTTCATATACTCCATAATCAACCCATGATGTTCTTGCCATACTTCCAATAGACCAAGAACCTTCTAGATAATTAAGAGTAACATATCTATCTATTTGTTGAGCATTAAGACTACAATAAAACCAAGTTATTTCATTTTTTTCTGAATTAAGACCACAGAATGTTTCTGGTTGAGTGGTAATATTAAAATCACTAAATACATAATCTTGCACACTACAAGGTAATTTTTTAACTGCACCGTCAAACATATAGAAGGAGTTTTGAGACATCCAATAAGTAATACCATTAACATCTTTAACACAATGATTTGATACAGCTCCGCAGTTAGCACCTACTTGATTTAATGAAAATGTAAAAGGTGGTCCTACAAATTGTAATGCGTGTAAAGATGTATCAGTCCACACTAATATTGCTCCCCTAGATCTTGCTGCTGCCATAATTTTAGAACCATCTTGAATTCTAAATGACCCAGCTGTGTTTGTTGCAGTAGGAACCCATGTTTGAAAATCTTCTTGAGAAGAAAAACGTAAGAACAAAGGATCTGCACTAGAAGAAGTTCCTATAATTGTTTCAGTACCAAATAATAATACATGTCTATCAACGGGAGATACTAAATTAAATCTAGAGTTTGTTGGAGCCTGTGTAACAATAGCAGCTGGTGTACCAAATCCAACAGAAGTGTCCCATCTAAATGTTCCACCTTCACTAACTGTGGCTAATAAATCTTCACCAAAATTATCAAAAGACCATTGTCTACCATCAATTTTAACAGTAGATGTTGAACGAGGTGTGTTCCATGTTCCATCATTCCAATCTCCTGTTCCCCATCCATAACCATATGCAGAAGCTGATAAACCAGTGCTTATATCATAAGTTGCTGTAACTGTTCCTCCTCCATTTCCTGTAGCATTAGCCGTGCTTCCTGTGTAAGTTATTGTATAAGTATTAGCATCAACGTAAGTTGATATTTCAAATTCTTTATTCATATCTAAACCAGCTGTGGCAGATGCTCCACTAAACGTAACAAAGTCACCTGCTAAAGCTCCATGAGCTGCGTCTGTTACTGTAATAGTTGCACTACCAGACACCGTTGCAAAAGGATTACTTAGTCCTGCTTGCGTTGCTCTAACAGGAGTAATATCATAAGCAGTTCCTTCAGAATAAACGTATAATTTTCTGTCTGTGCCAAGGGCCATGTATCGTATACCATTAAGATCGGACCAGGCATGCATATCTCTTACAACACCAACCAAAGTTTGTTGAATTAATTTAACCCAACCACCAATCTTTTCTGGTAATCCATATCTAAAACGTACTAAATCTGAATCAGTCCAACGACCTTCTGCACCATATTCAGTGTTTTGTTTATCTATTCCTGGAGCAAATTCTATTTTAGTAAGAGGCATTATGCAATCCTTATAAATCTATATTTCATTTCACCAGCGCCACCGCTAGCACCAGAAGATTGAGGTTGTCCACCTCCGCCTCCACCGCCAGAACCTTGAGACCCTGATCCTGCTGATGATCCTGCAGGTCCTCCAGAACCCCCAGATACATTACCATCGTAAGAAGCAGCTCCAGCGCCACCAGTTTGTTGACAGTTATCTCCATTACAGTTTTGACCAGTTACACCTGCAACACCATTACCACCTGAATTAAAAGTTCCTACTTCTCCTGTATTAAAACTTGTAATGTTGTCACCATCAACAGTAGTTCCTGAAGATAAAGAAGATCCTAAAGTAGCTGTTCCTCCAGAACTTGGATTATTACTACGAAGAGGGCCTTGTACACCTCCACCTGTTCCTGATCCGCCTACTCCTCCACCTAAAGAAAATATTGCTCCAGTACTTGCCCCTGTTAAACTTGTTAATCCTCCACTACCAGCAGTTGAATTGTATGAGCTACCTGCAGATTGTGCACCTGCAGCTCCTACTACAGCAGTTAAAGTTTCTCCTCCAACAACTGTATATACTTTATCAGAAATGTAAGCACCTGATCCACCGCCTGTTCCACCTGATTCTCCACCAGCTTTATCATACTCAGCTCCTACAACTCCACCGGCTCCACCACCAACTGCCTGTTGTATATGAATAGCATTAGCATTGGCAGGAACTGAAAAAGTTGTTGTACCTGATCCTGCTGTAGTAAAACCTGCAGGAGTGTCAAATAAAGTAAAAGCAGTTCTCCACGAACCACCATCTTTTATATAGGCGTTTGTAATTGTTTTGTTTGTAAATGAAGTAGCATCTCTTACATAAAGTTGTGAGCCAGCACTTGAGCTTATCTCACGCCAAGTACCACCGTCTTTAACATAAATTGGCATAAGGCATTATGTATATTTGTACCAAATATCTCCATCAGATCCACCACTTGGTGAATTTGTACTTACGGTTCTGTTTCCATTAACGTTTGTACCTGCTGTTGCAGAAACAAAAGCTTGTACATCACTACCAATAGCAACACCTAAATTACTTCTAGATGTGTCCTTTGCAGCAACATCATTTAAATTTTCTGATTCTTGCATTACTCCTGTCACAGCAGTGCCTGAAAATTTATATTTGATAGATTCATAAGTTGGCATATTATTTCTCCGTTAGTTTCCATCCATATGTAGCTCCTGCATATACTAAAGAAAATGCAGCATCTTCAGTAGCTACGGTTAAATCTGTTGTCGCTCCATTTATTTTATTACCATTTCTTGCAACAGTTAAATTGTTTGTATCAAAAGTACTAGCTAAATCTATAATACGAATTTCATCTCCTGATATTGGAGATGCTGGTAAAGTAATTGTAATTACTTGAGACGAAGTATTAACAAAAATTTTATCACCAGGAAATGCTGTATAGTTTCCTGTTTTTGTTACCCAATCTGTTCCTGATGTTTGAAGAACAAACCAGTTAGTCCCATCAGTAGCTAAGAATACACTAGTACTAGGTTGAATAACATAAGTGTTACCTGCTGCACCTAATCTAGCTGTAATAGTAAAAGAAGCATTATTGTTTCTTAAAAAATAAGTTTTTTGAGTAGCTTGAAATTGAATAATAAAATTTGAAGAGTGTCCTGTAAATATAATAGCAGCTTGTCTTGATTCATTATCAGCTTGTGTAGCACTAATACTTTGAGCTGAGGTTAATGTGTAAGGACTAGAAGCTGCTGATAAGTTCTTTGTATATACGCCTGCAATAGAATATTCTAAGCCATACTGTAGGTTATTATTAGTAGTATTACCCCAAGCATTAGCTTGTTCTCCTGATCCTATAAGTTCTAAATTTAATAATGCCGAATAAGTTGATGCCATAATTTTCCTATGCTGCGTCCTGCCAAGTTATTGTATCAGAATCATCTACCTCTGTCCATGTTGAAGTTTCTGAATCATTTACTTCATTCCAAGTAGATGTCTCTGAGTCATCTACTTCTGCCCATGCAAAAACAGCAGTAGAATTAGATAAAGCTATCGCAGTTGTTAATCCTGCAACAACTGGAGTACTATCTTGTATTAAAGTAACACTATTTAAAGCACTTGATATAATATTACCGGTTGGTAAAGCTGTTGAGTTAGCTACTATAGAAACATTTCCTGTTGTTAAAGTACCAATACTTTGACCGGTAACTTCAATTTCTCCAGTAGCTTCTACTGTAACATCAGATATAAATGTTTGAACAATGTTAGTTGAGACAGGGACCAGGGTTACTGCATCAACAGTAACTGTTCCTGTAGTAAGACCACCAATACTTTGACCGGTAACAGATACATTAGCATCAGCTGTAACAGATACATCATTTGTAAATATATCCAAGTCTGGTTCGGAAGAAGCATCAATAGAAACTTGACCTCCAGCTGTAACACCATAAGTTCCAATTGAAACTGTACCAATGTCCTGTCCTGTTACTACAACAGTAGGATTAGATATAATATCAAGAGTTACATTAGCAACGGTAGAATTTATATCTTCACCGGTTACTAAGACAATAGTATCCGCAATTACAGATTCAGTTCCTTGTACTATATTAAGAGGATTGCCACTAACGGCTATAGTTTGGCTCCATGAAGCAACAACTGTTCCAGTGGTAAGAGTACCAATGTCTTGTCCTGTAACAACCGCTACCGCATCTTGTTTACCAAGGGACGATATCGGACCTTCTGCAAATGCTAGGATCCCTAACGTCATGCGCTATCTCGCTGTTGTGGGAACGCCCGCTGAACTTACAAAAGGATTTTCTGCAAAAGCCATAAAAGATATAGGACTGCCGTCTGCATTTATATCTCCATTATCTTCTCTGATTTTTACTCCATTAGCTAAAAAATCAACATCATTTACGCTGTTCCCTGTAGATTGTTCGTTATTTGCATTTACCTCTATATAGTAATCTAGTTCGTTACCTCCCCCTGAACTACTTCTTTTATTATCCCATAAAGTCCAATATGAAGCGTTATCTATTCTTTTAGTCATAAACCAAGCTGGCTTAAAACCAGTATAAATAAAAGGGCCGTTTGTGCTACCATTACCAGTATACGAACCAAATTTGCTATAACCTTGTTTTTCACTAAAGCAGTAAGCTATGTAAGCTGTTCCACTTTCATTACCTTTGGTATTAGTGCCTAAATAAAAAATACCATTGGTAGGTGCAGTATTACTAAAGTACCCTGCATCTGTATCTGCCGCCGCTGTTAAATTTAAAAATGTGGCTTTTGTAGGTCCCATTGCTTGATGATAAACCATCCAATCTCTAACTCCATCAGTTCTTTTAAAAATAATTGCACTTGGAATTGCAGTTAAACCATGCCCTACAGTTGCACCATTAACTCCATTTCCTGAATACGAAACAATACTAAAACCAGCAGTTGTATTTGCTTGCACGGTAGAAGTAATTGAGCCAGACCCGTTACTAGAAGTAGTACCGCCATTAGCTTTCCAACCATAATTAATATAAGTTTGACCATTTTGATTTTGATTATTAAGACCACTACATGTAAACCCATCAGTATTAAATGCATTTAAACCAAAGCCATCTTGACCATTGCTATTATCGGACATTATCCTGTTACCAGCTCCTCTTGTGCTATCTACCCAATACCAACTATCCCCAGCTGAACTTAGTTTTCTTCCAACACATAAATCAGGTTGCATACTAGAATTTCCTTCATATGTTTTAGTGGTGGGATTAACGCCATTGCCACTGTAAGATAATGATTGGCAATGTGCTGTTCCGTCATTTATTGTTGTATATACACCCATATTAACCTCCGTATGCTCCTAGGTTCTTAGTACATAACGCATAAAACCCTGATGGTACAGCGTATTCGAAGTTACCATATCCGTTTGCATCAGAATTTCCTGACGCTATAGTATATGAAGGATTGCCAAAATTAAATTGACAAGATGCTGTAGAACCAATTCCATTTTGAAAGGTTGGAGTAATAAAATTACCCGCAGTATAACCTGAAGAAAAGTTTTTTAATTCTCCTGATCCACCTGCTGGATTACCACTATTCATCCATGTTCCATTTTTACCATAATATATTTTTGTATTATCAGCATCAACAGCTACCATTAAAATATCTCCATTAGAACAAGCAGTAGAGTTAACAGTTTCTGTGCTTCCATTAAATCTAAAATCATTAGAACCGCCTGCACTATTTGTAACTAAAGCTGTTTGTTTTAAATTATTGTCATTAGAACTTAGAGTACTATCATTTGATAATTGTAAAATATTAGAATCTAAATTTATCCCTGTTTCTACTTTATTAACAAGTTTAACTTCCCAATACCATTTACCTGCACTAAATGCCATTGTACCTGCTGCTCCTTGATCGTTTGCTGTGTTAGTTGCTACTAAGTTGCCGTTAGATAAAGTTACAGAA